CGGTGGTCCGATGGTGTGGCGAGAGCAACATCCTAAAGCATAAGTCGAACATTTACATTGATTTGTTCAAGGATAGAGACTCCGGTTACACTTACAAGATAACTCCAGTAGAAAGATAGACAAATGGATTTCGTGTTTGCCGGGATTCCAAATCAGCAATTGGAATCACTTATCAAGCTTCTAGTAGCCGCGTGTGCTGTCACCGCACGCGGATCAACTACTCAAGAACTGAAAACGCTGGCAACATCCGTTGTTTCAGGCGCTAAAAGAGCAGAACAAGCGATGGTAGTGGATGTAGTAGGCACTCTGCTACGTATAATAAAGGGAGAAACAGTAGACGAAGAAGATCTTTCGTCAAGGATGAAAACACTTCGTCAAGCGGTCAGAGACGAAATACGTTCTGACCGCAAGTTCGATCACAACACTGTTGACCTGCTGGCCGCGACTTCTGCCTATCTAATCAATTATGGTGAACCAGCTTTGCGCAAGATACGAAAGCTGGTAAATGCAATGGACGAGCCGGTACTTCAACGAGCGTTGGCTCCGGAAGCTCAATCACAGAAGGATTTTATTCGTCCATTAGAAAAGATCGTAACTAAAGTGTCAGGTAAGAAGGGAATCATTCTTACCAAAGATCAGGCAGAAAAACTGCGTGCTAAGAACAAAGAAATCTTCCGCGAGTATATGCGTCTCCGCAAGCAATACAACCTTGTGTGGAAAGACGAGATGAACGCATATATAGTCAAGTCTAAGCAGAAAGCTGTTCCTTACAAGGATGTGCTGAACTACTTAAACAGCAAGAAGATCGATCATCCGTTGCAACCGGGTTTTGATGGTCTGATAGACGCAAACGGCAAGACTTACACAATGGCCGGGAAGGCGATCAATGGTGGTGTTCCGGCAAAAGGTTCTGGGTTCACGATCAAGATGAATCCTGACTATAATCCGAAGCTGGATGACGGCTATGTGTTTACCACTATCAACGAAAAGAATGGTGAAGTAAGTCAGCACGTCTACACTGTCGACTTTAGAAAACAAAAGAACAGTAAGAAATTTGAGATGGTCCATCAGCTAATGGCCGTCATGGAAAAGATCCACAATTCGTGGCAGACGTATTTGAAACGAAACGATTTATCCAAGCCTTGTGTTCAGGCAACTGTCCTAGAACTACTGTATCAGTTCTCTGCACGAGTTGGAACTAAAGGTAACGCAACAAGTGTTAATGGCAAAAACGTTTCTACCTTTGGAATCGCTACGCTGCAAGCACGGCATTTCAAGGTAAACGGAAACGTGATCACGATCGTATATCCTGGAAAAGACGCTGTGAGACAATCACATGTCATTCAAGGAACAGGGTCTCAACAAGCCAAATATCTTGTAGCGAACATCAAGAAGTTCTTGGTCGGAAAGCAGCCTAAGGATCCAGTATTTCAATACGAGCTTCCAAACGGAAGGATGCGTCCTATCATCGGTGGAGAAGTAACTGGAATGCTACGTCGTCTTGGGGGACCACCGAATGTGACAGCACATAAGTTGCGTCACGTTAAAGGCACTGAGATCTTCATGCAACTAATGGAGAAGAACAAAGCCAAGTTGAAACCAGACACGATGAACCAAGCACAGGCTGATGCGTTGTTCAAGCAGTTTGTGACAGAGGTCGGTGCTACGCTAGGTCATGTTAGGGGAGTTGGTAAACAACAGAAGGTTACTGGAGCAACTGCGATGAAAAGTTACCTCGATCCAGGAGTGATGCTTTCATTCTGGGATCAAGTTGGCTTACGCCCTCCACGTGGTCTTGAAAAGATCAAGAATCAATCTGAATAGGAGTATGTTATGGTCGGCATGTTGAAGTGGTGGTTCATCTTCGTTTGTAGCACGGTAATCATCGGTGCGCTCAGCCTTTTTGGCTTAATGTCTAAGTTATGGGACTTAGATGTTTACAAAGTGAGTTTTGTTACTCTAACTGCTTACTTCACATGCTCGCTCTTTGTAGGTTGGCTAACTTGGTGTTCGTCATACAATCGGCGATTAACCGGACAGACTATTTCGTTAACAATTCATCCAGAAGATCTATATAACGAAATAGTACAGTATCTGCCTGATCTGATGACAACACTTGGCCTAATTGGTACAGTGATCGGCTTCATCATGATGATGAGTGCCTTCAAATCAGGTGCTGATCCTGCCACTCTTCAGGAGTCAACAACAAAGATGGTTTTGGCAGGCTCTATTGCGTTGTCCAATACGCTTATGGGACTAATCTGTAGCGTGTTGACCAAAGCACAAGTGTTGAATCTCGGTCTGGTCGGTAATCGTCCATGAATCGAAGCACGAGCATCGCGTATATAGATACGCTGACTAACTTGATGCTCATGTTCTTTCTGTTGTTCATGCTGTTCCAATTGCAGACGGCGCAACAGAATAAGAAGAGTATAGAACAGAAAGCAGAAGTTGTTGTCGAAATGGAATGGGATCCAAAGTCCACTGATGATATGGACTTGTGGATGCTACTTCCGGGTGGAAAGAGAGTTGGCTATTCGTCAAAAGATCAAGGTATAGCCGTCCTGGACCGAGATGATAGAGGCGCTTACGGTGATACGTATACAGATCCGTTGACAGGTGAAAAGAAGATCATCGAAGTCAATAAGGAGATTATCACTATACGGGCAATAATCCCAGGCAAGTATGTGGTGAACGCTCATTACTTTGCTCATATAAGCGTTGACGCAAAGGTCGATGATAGTTGGGCTAAAGAGATTGCGGTTAACTTCAAGTTAACCGACATTAATCCAGTCTTCAAAGAAGTTGCACATGGTACGAGATCGTTAACACGTCCTGGGGATCAGGTAACGTTGGTTTCGTTCGAATTGACTCCTGATGGTCAAGTAACAAACATCAACACTGAAGACCAGATACCGTTCATACAACAAGGTCTTAATGGACAGTAAGGACTAAGATGAGTTTGTTACAATATCAACTCTGGCTCTTTGCTCCGATCATCGTACTATGCACATTATTTGTCGCCCTGTGCGTATACGTCTATTACACGTCTGATAAGAATCTATTAGCTCGGTGGGTAATCGGTCCGGTGTTAATAGTTGCAGCATTCTTCAGCTTCACTATCATTGGACAACATCTAGGATACGCTTACCCATCGAAGTTACCAGAGAAGTTCGTCTATCTAGGACATACGGTTGTTCTTTCGGCAGACAGTTCGACCAAGGAATGGATTGACATAATGATCCTAAGTAGAAAGCCTTGGTCACAAGCGTCAAGACTACAACGTATACCGTGGTCAAAACAAATGGAACAAGCTGTGAACAACGCCCAACAGATCCATAGACAAGGCGGAACGGCGATTATGGAGCGTGGCACAAGAGGATCAGATGGGGGAAGTCCTCCAAACACAGATGAATATCCATACTCTGCACGTCGCGTAGTTCCGTCGGAAGTTACTCCAAAGTCGCCGATTCCGGAACAATCTGCTCCCAATCGAAACCCTGACTCTGCACCCTCATCCGAACCTGACACACGTCAATTTAAGACATAGGAACAATGATGACAACTGTCGCAGCAAACTTGTCTATGATGGTATGCGATTCGCAAGTCAGTGATGGCGACCAGAAATGGGAAGAGAGCAAAGTGCATGAACACAAAGGAACTCTCTACGGTTTAGCAGGAGACGCAGTAGACGGAGCCAAGTTTATGGACTGGGTTCGTAGTGGAAGGAAAGGACGGAAACCGAAACTAGACGACGAATTCGCCGCTTTGTCGCTCAACAAACGAGGCTTGTTCTGGTATGACAACAAGCTTTATCCACGACGCGAGAAAGCTCCATATTCAATAGGAACTGGATCTGGTCCTGTACGCGCAGCTCTTGCTGCGTTCTCAGAAGTTGGGATGGATCCAGACATGGCTCTAGTACGAGCGGTTGAAATTGCATGTGATATCGACGCAGGTTCAATGCGTCCAGTACGTGTTCACCGGCTGAAACAGATTTCCAAAAAGTGAGAGGACAAGCTAATGACTTCTAAGAAAGCGAAACCGGCGGCGGTAAAGTCGTCCGAGCGTACGACTGTCAAAGGAAAAACTCTCGAGGACTTCCGAATAGCTCACGATAAGAACTATATAGTTCCTAAGAAAATCAAGGATGCTTTAGCAAAACTAGGGGAGAGCTGGGAGTACGAGATTGATTTCATGAAGATTGCAGGAATCTCTACTACCGACCTAGTAAATTTTAGAGAGCAGTTCGAATCTCACATAGTGGCTGTTAAATCAAACGGTAGTCACAGAAAGAACGTCTGGGCAGGAACTGTGGCGTTTGCTGCAAAATTGCGTGAGATGTCAACATGAGCAAGAGCCTAAAGGACTTTGAAGTTCTTCATAGTCCGATGTTTCGGTCAGATAGACCATTAACAAAATTCGGTGAAGACCGCAAGATTTCTAAAACCTGTAAGCGATTCATTGTTACTGCGGCACAGAATGGAACTCCAGTTAACGAGGTATGGTGGGCCATTTTGCTCAATATGAGCAAGGTACTGAAGGCAGAATTGCTGGTCATCCCTATCCGATACAAGAATCCTACTTCTCATTGGAGCGCTAGTGCGTCTAACGAAGAATATTGGGTAAAGGAAGTAGAACCCTACCTATGGAATCGTAGGGCGTCGTTCAACAAGAATATTGCGATCTTAGGTGACATCAAAACGCAACCCACAGCGTCGTCGCCTCTAACGGGATTCGATGCGTTTGCAAACGCGAGTTCAGGCATCATTGGACACACAAAGCTCCAGATGAAAGCAGTTCCTGCCACTAGCAATAGTATGGCAAAGATACTGACAACGACAGGTGCCTGCACGATTCCAAACTATACAGATTCACGAGCCGGTGCTGTAGGTGAGTTCCATCATTCCCTGAGCGCCGTGTTGGTCGAGATAGACGGACCAACTAAATTCTTCTTACGACATTTGCATTTCGATCAAGTCTCCGGATCATGCACTGACCTTGATAAAACATATCGTGCAAATAGCGTAGAGAAAGCACCTCGTGCTTTAGCTCTTGTGATGGGCGATACACACGTAGATTCTGCAGATCCAGCAGTCATAGAGGCTACGTTTGGAAAGAACGGTATAGTTTCCGCTCTAAAACCTATGTATCTAGTGTGGCATGATCTGTTGGATGGTTACTCAGTGAATCCACACCATGCAGGAAAGCCGTTGGTGAAAGTTGGCAAATTTGTCGGTAACTCGGCAAGTGTGCGTGACGAAGTTCAACGTGCAATTGAATTCATTGCCGCGCATACGCCAAAGGGGTCAGAATCGGTCGTTGTCCCATCAAATCATAACGATTTCCTTGGCCGTTGGATTGACTCGCACGATTGGCGTAATGATCCGCTAAATGCTGAATTCTATCTGGAAACTGCTCTGGCAATGGTTCGCGGAACCAAATTTTCTGCCAAAGGAACCGAATACCCAGAAGCATTCGCTCTGTGGCTAAAGCGTGCAAACCTGCCAAACTGTCGAATACTAGACATCGACGAAAGCTTTATGTTGCAGGAAGTTGAGCTTGGCATGCACGGTAATCTAGGACCGAATGGTGCTCGTGGATCGATCAAGAACCTGAGTCGCATCAGCAACAAGAGTATCATTGGTCACTCACATACTCCTGGAATAGAAGAAGGTTGTTATCAGGTGGGGACCAGCACGTTTCTGCGTCTGGAATACAACCGAGGAGCCAGTTCATGGCTCAATGCTCATTGTGTATTGAACGCAGACGGAAAACGTCAGCTTTTGATAATCGTAGATGGTAAGTGGCGCGCTTAAACAGAAAGGAATAAAGAATGGCTAAGAAGAAAGATGAAAAACCAGTAACGGCAGAAGCTCTTGTATTGCAGGAACTCTTCCCAATGGAAAAGAGCAGGACTTATCACTTTAGACGTGGATCTGTGACGTTAAACAACGTAACACACTTCCTTGCGCGTTCAAGCGGAACACATCGTCTGCAAACAAAGGACGGTAAGTTGCATATCATTTCAAAGGGTTGGCTTCACATTGAAATTGATGCAGAATCGTTTACCGTCTAGTAAAAGCAAAGGGGTCTGTAGACGATGAATCTACAGACCCCTTGTCATTTTGGTTTCTGTTTAAGAAGCAGGTGCCATTGCGGCCTTCACTTCTTCATACGTCTTATGTAGATAGTCACGAACCTCGATCGCTGTAGGAATATGACTCTTCACAGCGAGTTGCTCGTCGATGTATGTGCTAAGGAACATATTGTCCTCACCTTCCAGGCCATGAAGACGCCAGATCTTTGCGTACTCACCTTTCTTGTACCCATTTTCAACGCGGAACTTGTTCAGGGTAGCTTTCCCAATGTAACGTGCATACAACAGCTCTAGTGAAATGTTTGCACGTTTCATCAACAGGAAGAAGTCTCGCATATAGGATAGCGTGTGTTGTTCTTCATTCAGGTTGTTCAGGTAAATAGCAGCAACAAATTTCTTTGCTTGACGCTTTACCGTCGATTCTAGTTGTTGAAACGAATCGTTTAGTAAAGAATGGTGTGCAGTAGAATATGCAGAATTTGCTGCTTTCTCTACGTCACCAAAGTGGTCGATGATGTGCTGACTCATTACGAAGTGCCAAGCATCAACGATCTCTGTAACTTGGTTCTGACGATCTTCCTTGTCCTTTGTCCACCACTGATAGGGCAAACTACGAAGGAATTCATGCACTTCGTCACCAGCTGCTATCTCATAGTCGAACTCTTGTGTGAGTCCTTTCTCGATCCATGTCTTGTCGTATGACTTGGTGTTCAACTCATTTTGAATCCTGAACATTCCAGTAATCATCTGACTAGCTGTCACATTCTCGTGAGCTTTCTTTTCTGCTACTGCCATTATTTCCGACACTTTATTCCTTTCAGGTTTGGTTCGGTTGGATTAAGTTTAGTTCACTGTATCACTAGAGGAATCTGTGCCAGCTGTGTCAGCGCCTCCAGGTGTTCTTCGACTTCTTCTTGTGTTGGTGTGTTTAGCTGCCATGCATTGATCTGACGCTGGAACATGTCTGCCCATGTACCATCCAGATAAACTTCCTTGTTCGCTTTCTTGTCTACGATTTCAAAACCGTGACGAATGATCGCAGGTTGTTCTTCCCCCTCGAATGGCGCATTCGCATGCACATGAACTACCACGTAACACTCAGAGTCATAAAGCATCTGCATGGTCATTAGTCCTTCTATTAAGTGACTGTGATTGGGTTGCTCGTGGCAGATGTTGCTTCTGGTCCGTTGTTTGCCGTCACTGTTACTGTGATTTGATGTCCTACATCACCTACAACAGGAGTATACGAGTTTGTCGTAGCTCCTGGAATCACTACTGCGTTGGAGTTCCATTGATACGTGTATGTCAACGTATTGTTTAGACCCGAAACGGTCCACGTTCCCGTGCTGGCCGTCAGTGCTGATCCGTGTGCTCCAGTTCCGGTAATCGCTGGCAGAACAGTATTTGTCGGAGCGGTCAATGTTCGTTGGGCAACAGTAGACATGGTGTCCATCAAAGCGCCTGCCGTGTCTACCTCTCTATTCACCAGACCGGCAGACATTGTAAAAAATGTTGAAGGCGCTAGCGAATCTTGATCGGTAAATTCTGCGTACCCTTTATAGGCTCCAGATTTATACGTCGGCTCATCTATCACCATTGCCATGAAGAATGGTCCGTTGCCAGTCGTATTCGGTCCATCTGACACCCATTTCTGGATCGTAACGACTTTTGTTGACGGCAGCGTATACGATGTCTCTGTGCCGACAAAATTCACAATAGATCCAATGTTTAACGCGCCAACGACTGTTTTGGTTGCTAAACGTACGATCGGAATTAGTGATGTTCTAGATACTGTGGTTGCCATGGAATTCCTTGTTGGCGTCTCTACGCCGTGTCTGTGACATCAAATTACACATTTACGTAATCTGGCCTGTCAATACAATATCCAGAGTCAATGTGAATTGGAATATATCCATTGTAGTAATCAGACCAAAGATATTCCCTGAATTCAGGTCTTAATTCTCTACGGAGTTTAATCCTTGTTCTATCCCACGGATTTGAACTGACTGTTGATTGACTGTGGCTTGTGGTGTTCGTCACTTATATTTCCTTTGTAGTTCTTCCACATTTGATATGCAGATTCACACGAACGACAAGGAATCATCGTTCCTGGTTCTGGACCCATTTCTTCACCCATTCCTCCGTTGCAAACATTGTTTCCACAAGTTCCGCAAACGGTTGTCCAGATTTCACATAGACTGCACCACGACCATTCGTGCATTACCGATTTCCTTTGCTCAGCAAGTATCGCACATCAAACGGGCTGATATTTGCTCTTTTGGTCAAGACTTCTATTCTGTTTGGATTCTTCCGGCTTTCAATCGTTACCCTACGTAACGCTTGACCTTCTGATGCTGTCATTACGACCATCAGGTCATCAACATATTTATCACTACTGTGTATATTTTTCAGTCTACTGCGTAACGTATCACTACTTTTGATATCGCCGAGGAACCAACTCTTGACCAACAAAAATGTCTTTGACCGTAACTCTTGGTTTTTCACTTTGTACATCAGTGATTGGGTTTGGGTCAATGCCGATTGTGAGAACTTGGAGATCATCTCGGCAGCTGGATCGTAGGCCTTGGGTTCGATCAAATTTTCTGCCGTTATCGGCATCCTCAGCCCGTCCACAGATTGTAGAATGGCCCCAAGTTCTTGAACATGGAATTGCGTATATTCGTGTCGTTTGCTGCTTAGTTTATTTACACCAAGTACGCCAAATCCATGCTCTATTGCCAATTTTGTGTATGTGTCACAGACAAAAGCAACTGATCTAAATTTGATCTTTTGATAATGCTGCAAGAACGAACGTACGGAACCAAATACCACCGGAACTATATGATTTTGACTCGGTTGCCCAATCCTATGCGGTTTATCCGTTACTGCCATAAACCCGATTCCGAGTTCTGTCAGCAAGTATGTCAATTCTGCGAACGAAAGACCTGGAACACCAAATACTGCAACGATCATTTTTGAAGTTTGTATCTTGTCATGTTATTCTCCTTGCAGGGGCGTCGTACTGACGAGGATATTTGACTTGGGAAATGTGCAGAAACGCAAAGCTCATTGTGCTGATCGTACGATCATCTTTGTTTACGTTGACATCTGTCATAACAACCACTTCGTCCGTGCTATGCATTGACGCCCATACTCCTATCACTCCACGTGAGTTATAGTCTGATACGTTGCATTGCTTGAATGAGCGTAGAAGTTTTGGATTCTTCCACCATGGTATCCATAGACTGTTACTCATCACCAGAGCAACATCATGCGTGATTCCGCTAGCTACACGCGCCGACATTAGCTCTGCATGTATTTCTTCTGGATCATGCGTTGCAATACATGTCCATGCTATTTGTTTGTATTCCAGAAGGCGTATATTCAGGTTGTGGAGGTCCATCGTAGTCTCCCTATGTGACAGTGTGTACGCCATCAAATTATCTAGATACCAAACATGTCCATTATCAGACCTACGTTGGCAACTGCATATGCGAACATAGCAATCGCCATACCGTATCGGTGATTAGTCCAGTAGACCAATACCCCTTGCAGCACGTACATCAAAAGCGGAATGCCAAGAAAGATGAGCCCTTGTTTTGCATTCATTGTTAATCGTTCTGCGAACAGAACTCGCATTGTTTATACGTAGACCCGTGTACACATTGGCCGAATCCAGGCGTTCTATATTTCATCTTGTTGTCTACCAACTCCGCGAGTCTTGTCCCGTACGAGACGGGATATACCATTTTGTTTGACGACAGTAAACGACCTAGAATCTGGGATATCAAGACTTGTTTTGGGGGTGACGACAATGATGTGAGGGACAAGTCGCCGTAGTATTGATAGTGTTTGTACGAATCTTTCAATTGCTGGTTCTCCCATCTGTGATTCTGGTTCATCCAGTATCAGAACGTTCAATCGTTTCTTTGCTGGAAGCATTGTGTTCGTAGCAACTACAGATAGCAATGTAAAGAACCTCTTCTCTGCGCCACTTAGCTTGCGCACGTCACTAGTTTCCACACGCTTTCCATACTTTCTATGAACCAACACCTTGAGTCCATTATCGTATTGGAACTCAAACGTATAGTCTTCAGAGAAGAACATCTTCCGGTACTTGTTTATCTGCTGTTCTAGCAGTTTCGAGTATCGTTCAATCATGAACTTCTTTAGGCCCGATGTCGAATAGGCTCCAACAAGGGCTTTTAGAAGTTTCTCGTCCTTACATTCTTCCCATAGAGCAGCACAGCGTTCTTTGAGGCCGCGCATACGGCGGATCACTTCCTGCTGTTTTACATCCTTGGTGGTGAGATCATTAATCTCACCCATGATCTCGTTCAGTCGTTGTACTTGCGACTCTGCTTCCTCTGCAGTTGCGCGCTTTTCAACGGTGAGTGTTTGAAGTTCTTGAATTGTAGTCCATACATCATGAATTGATCGCAATAGTTCACGACGACGTTCGAGCCTTTCTAATAGGGCTTCGTCAAACTCCTTTGGCCTGTCACAGAGAGGTTTCTGTGGCTTTGCGCGCAAATCAGACGCCGCATTTACCACATCTACATACGGGGCGCGCGCTTCAATCTTTGCCGACAGTGCATTGGCTTGTTCGACGTTCTCATCGTAGGCGCGTTTACGTTCCTTCCATTCACGAATGCGGTTCTCATATAAGACATACTTCTCGCAGGCGTTTATGCGCTTTACCCATTTCTCAAGATCTGCCTTTATCTCATCACGCGAGCGTGCCTTTACCTTGGATCCGCATAGAGAACACCTGCCGTCCTTAAACGACTTAGAATGTTCTAATTCATCTTTGTAGTGACGTACCTTGATTTTGCATTCATCATGGTCAAACTTCGGTCGTTCAACTAGTTCGGGTTTGGTGCCTGGATCACGAGCTGCATCTAAAGCACTTAGTTGAGCGGCTGCTGTTCCAGCTTCGTGTGCCTTCTTCTTAGCTGTTTCTAGATCAGTACCTAGTCTATCCAGCATCTGCTTAACTGGAGCAAATGACTTCTTCCAGCTATTTAATGCTTTATCGTATGCTTCCCATTCGTGGTAACTAGATCTGTCGAGCTGTATGCGACCAATCCGTTTGCGAAGATCTTGTAACTCTTCTGCAGGATCACTTGTAATGCCCAACTTATGGAATCGTCCCAGTAACTGCTTGTTCTGGCGTTCAAATGTCAATAGTTGGCTAACATGTTGGCTGTTCTTAAGTGATTCAGATAAACGTTCCTGCTTGGATTTCAGCTTTTCTAAGCGTTCACGAATGGCAATTCGCTTCTCTTTAGGAAGTAAGTCTTCACGTAGTTCATCCAGTGTCCTCTTAACTGTCTTATATTCGACAGCCTTCTTTGACACTGCGGTAAGTTCTGCATTCAATAGCCTGCGGATGCTATCGATGTTACCTAAATCGAACAGATCGACTATGTACTCTTGTCTGTGTTTTGCACTTCCAGTGATCAGAACGTGTGGAATAGTTCCGTCGATGTAGAAACGAGTATAGAACTGCGTTTCTGACATACCAAACAGCTTCTGTATTTTCTGCTGACTGTATTTGACTGTTCGTACGTCAATCGACTTGCCATCCTTGACTATCTCGTAGCTCTTTCCCTTACCAATCTTCTTCGTTATGTCGTACTCGTGTTTCCCCTTCATGAAACGAACACGAGTCAACTGCTTCTTGCGCTTCTGCCCCTTGATCTTGTCTTCTTTGCCATTAGGACTTTCATCAAGCACAAGGTCAGGCAAAGCAGAGATCAACCGGCTTTTACCCGCTGCATTGCTAGCCTTCGGCCCATCGTCCTTGTTCAGTCCTTTGATGACGGTTACGCCTTCATAATCAAGATCTAGCAATGCGCTCTTGAACGGTTTTACGTTCTTCAGTTCTAGTTCTAATAACTTCACGGCAGATTGTTGGTCGTTACTTTGTTGATCTTACTTTACAAGTAACCTCGTGCAGCGTTTGGCTAGCCTTTCTTACGCTCTTGACATACTCCTTTGTTTGTTCGTTCCATGGCAGAAGTTTGAACAGACGTACGTCTAAGCTGAATTCAGAAGGTTTGTGCTTCTGCTTTTTGTACAGATCGTAATACGTGCTAACCATGATCTTCGCGACAAGAAGGGATCCGCGTTCTTCTATCTTCACCAACTTGCCACAGAAGCACGTGAAGTCTACACCCCATTTGTTAGCTACGAGCAAGGCACAAACTTTATCCCCCTTGCGGAATTTCATGGTTTCTTGGTCTTTGACTTACCTACTGGCGGTAGTTTCCGTTTGCTTTTCGGAACACCGAGTTCCTTGAGCTCTTCCTGTGAAAAGAATCCACCAGTGCTGAAATCTTTGGGAGAAAGCTTCTTGCCTTTAACCTCTGGTTTCGGTTTCTTAGACATCATTTGAGTAAATCAAAAACGAGCATGTACCATGGATCCTTACCCTTGTTCCAGAAGGCATGTTCCTTCGTATGATCAAACCAAAGTAAATGATTGGGCATCAACTCACCATCGTATTCATATCCGCACCCATCTGGCCAGTTTAGATAAACTTGATACCTATCTATCGTTGAATGATACGGCAAGTTATCCGAATGTTTATCAATACATTGGCCCGCTTCTAGACAATGGATGTACGCGTATCCCAAGTGTCGTTCTTGTTCTTGAGCGTATCCCAAGATGAAACCCAGACAACTCGAATACAGTCCGTTCCAGTGCCATATGCGGCCCTGCCCGTCCTTAAACCACAGCGTCTTCCCGTGCCTGAGTGCACCGTTTTTAAGATAGTTCTCGTCTGTACTGTGCGGTGTCGCGTACCGATAAAAGTTCCACATGTCGTCCAGCAACGGACGAGTATCTACTGGTCTAAGCTTCATTTTGACTTCTTGATCACCGACACAGCTTTAAAGATCTCGTCTCCAAGAAGCATTTGCTCACTAACCATAAATGCACCGCTCCTGGATCTGGCGCTAATTAGGTACGACTGCACGATAGACATATTACGTAAGTCTACCTTCAGTTCTTTGATCGCTTCCCACAAGTCTTTGTTGTTTTTATTCCACCAAACAGACCGATGCTTTTCACCTTTGAGAGTCGTTGCATTGATTAGGAAGCTGTTAAAGCCAAGAAGCAATTGCACCATACGGAAGCCATCAGTGGTATCCAACAGATGACGATACACACCTTCCATGTTGCCTGAATATGCTTCGAAAAGGATATTCATCGCTACTTTGGCATCATCTGTCTCAACAGAGGACAGTGACTGTAGTACATCTTCCTTCTTTACCTTTCCGTCTTTGCCTGCTGTTTGGACAATTGCTTCCAGCAGCTGACAGACAGTGCGTAGTTCCCCATTGGAGTTTTCTGCAACAGTTGCCATCAGCTCATCAGTCATGTAAGACATGTCCTCAAGCTTGACAATTCGTTTAATGTACTTTAGAACTTCTTCACGCGAGTATGGTTTAAGCGCAAAGTGCGAACCGCGTGTCTTCAGCGACGACTTTAGTTTTTCCGGTTCACTTGTTCCAAGAATGAACATCGTGAACGGCGGCGGCTCCTCCAGAGGCTTCAACACCGCCTCGAGGCTTTGTCCAGTTAGTCCGTGACATTCATCAATCATGATGATGCGCCGTGGTCCGGTTCGTGGGCGTAAACGTGCCATTCGCATCACGCTGCGGATGTTGTCGATATTACCTTCAGCAGCCCCGTTTAGCTCGTGGAAGTCAGGGTGGTGCTTGATGTGTTTTGTACCAAAAACACCGGCTGCAAATGCTCTCGCCAACGTGGTCTTCCCAGAACTCGGTGGTCCAGTGAAGAGCATCGTTGACGGATAGCGTTTGCTTTCTATAATTCCATTGAGCCGTTTCACAGCCGCTTCTTGTCCAATTACTTTCTCAAGTGTCTTTGGTCTGTAGAGATTATGAAACTGTGCGCCAACGTCTTTCGTTTCAGATTTTTTACTCATGGTCTCGTCGCAATAGGCAAATATCTAACTTTGTTGATTACAAGTTTTGGGTGAACGACGACTGCAGCCAATGTTTTTGGTTCGAGCACCGATTCCTTAGGCACGTTGCCAACGAAGTCAGAACAGACAGTCATCCCATATAGAGTACCTATCACGCCTGCCGTGGTTTCCACTTGCGTTACCGGATCCATGCTTTGAGACCACCAGTCTTCAGAAACGATCTGACTCATTACGTCTTTACTAATTACCAGATGCGTAATCGGATAGTTCAGATGTATCAATGCATTCCTAACCCGCACCACGATTGTCTTGGGTGACAAGTCTGATATCGTAAAGTCAACGTATGCTGCGTTGACAGCCTTCATAACCTCGAACGGAATCATGAATCTAGTAGATTTGGAAACACTGCACCTAAACAAGCATAGTCAAGGCGTACATTTGAGTAATTCGCCTGCGCTGCTTCGAAGCCGTTGTTCTTTACCCATTTACCGTTCCTAAACAGTTCGTTGCCCCACAAGCAGACGGAAGTACATCCATAGACGTACTTGATTGGATTGAGATGAAGTTCGAAAGCCTGATCGCATTGCACTGCTGATAGTGCAAAACCTTCAGGAGCAACGGCCATCGGTAGGCGCCCACGCTTCACGCCAGCCATTGGATGAGCCAGGAATGTACTGTCCCATCCTTGTGAGTCCAACAGAGCCTGCATCCAAGTGGCTATTACACAGTCCTTCACGTAGCCAAGGAAATCATCCTTTACCTTTGCGTAGTAGAATATCTGCACTTGCCGATCAGAGTCAGCCAGAGGAGGCTCGAGCTCGTTGGTGACAGAGATCACCTTGTTCAGATGATCCCATGTTACTTGCTCGAACGGCGTCTTCTGGTAGCAGCGTACGACAGTTTCGTGCTCGTGCGTCAGAAAGCTGTCATCGAGCAGAGTTACCATCATGATTGATGAGATTGTGCAGTTCCTTCAACGCCTTGAGACTGACGTTTACTTGTTCGTAGATCCAACCAATCTTTAGCTTGGATTAGGTGGCCAATAGCACGTTCGTTCTCAACACATGGAAACATGCTATTAAGATGATTCAGTCGATCGAGTAGCACTTCGATCAGCTCCTCATTCGTGGTGCCTGTAATAGTTGTCTTCAATTCGGCACCCGTGCCATTACGTTCCTTCTTAAGGAAACGAAGAGTCTGGTTGCCTTCGATCTCATATTGATGTCCTGGGTCAGTGCACTTCATAATTTACTCCTGTGTTGTTGCTGGTTGTTTCTGTACAATGCGGTCAAGCATACTAAACGCACGCTTTACTTCCTTTGGTTTGAGCCTTGCTTTCTCTCTCAAGTAATCGCCAACGACGTCTTTAGTATCGAAATTGTTGTCAAACGAATCAGATTCAAAGTCCCATTCGTTCTGAATTAGCTCTTGTAGTTCCTTCTTATTTGCAAATCTGTTATGGCGCACCACATTCGGATGTTCGGCCATCACATCACCAATGTCGAGGTCCAAACCTTCGTGCACAAATAGTTTATAGAGAACGTTCTCGTCGTCTTCAATTGCTTTCAAGTCTGACTCTGATTTCACCTGTAAGTTGATGAGCTTCCATGGTGGATCGAAGGGAACGCTCTCCACTCCGACAGAATATGGGTCATCGTCCTCGTACCGTACGTGATGGAAAAACTTTGGCAAGGACTCTCCAAAGTTTGTCTGGTACAGTGTTCCACTATAATGTGCTCTTCGCACTCGGTGGTTGGTGTGTAAGTGTCCAACACAACATTTATGGGCAGTTGTGAATCCATGGCCGATTTGCCTTCCATTATCTCGAAAACTGTTCTTCATTTCGAAGTGACCAATGTTGAGACAGTCACGACGAGTTTCTAGCACTGGATGCGGCATCATGTTGAACTTCTTGCCATCCAGCTTTACTAGCTTCTGCTCTGTATACACACGCAGACGCTTGTCCATCAAGTTAGCAAGTACCTTCAACACTTCTAGGCTATGTGCCCCCGTCTCAGCGAAGTCATGATTGCCAAGTATCGCATGTATAACAAGATCTTCATACTTAGGATCTAAGGCAATCTGATAGAATGAAACTTGAGCTTCATATGACATGCGATAGCGCTCACACAAGTCACCATAAAAGATGACATGACGAACACCATTTTCTACGGCGTACTTGAACACTTTCCTGATCGAGGCGCTAATCTTGTCATTTGCGTTTTCAACCAGTCCGTCCATTTTATCGTAATGGAGATCTCCTATCCCGATGTACTCCATTACCTACCTGTCAGACGATCGAAAAATCCACGCTTCTTCGGCATACGCGAGCTCTCTTTGAACACGTCAACTAGCTGACTATACCTTGTAATCATGTTGGAAGCTCTATCCAAAGCTGTTCCAGCAGGTGCTATCTCATTAATGTTCCAGTATCTCGATACAGCCTTCACATCTTGATGGTGACGAAAACACATTTGGCTGATCATCAAAGATAACGCCATTGTCTGAAGCTCGTTCGGTGTACGGAAGTTATCCTGTGTAGGCCACGCGACTGGATAAGGAAACTCTACAAACAGCATGATGTCAGCTTCAAGCCCATCCAACCATGCAATCATTTTATTCATCTTGCTGACATAGTTGTCTACTGAACCTGGATTACACTCCATCATCGTCAGTAGCCAATAAGCCATTCGATCGAATGGACCTCTATCTACGATTAATAGTCGGTCTCCGAACTCTTTCTCTTCATCTTGTAACTGACAGGCTGCGATTTGAATGTCAGTTGCCCAATCATCCATAACTGCTTCTTGCAGCCGTACACGAGTCTCATCGTCCATGACAAGACTATCGGTTTCACTTTGGATTCCAAGACGCTCATAAGTCTTACGCGTGCTGGAACTCAACGTATACACTCCGCCACTTGGGTACATACGTTTGAGTTCCTTCACTACAGATGACTTGCCTGTTCCACCAGCTCCTTGTAGGAAGATGATGTTCATGTTATTTCTTTCCTGTAACAGATTGAGGAGTTACTCTAAATCCATCGTACAAAGGATTTCTGTTTACACACGTAGGTTTCGTTTCAGGAACCTTGATGTGCAGTTCTAACATCGTGCTAACACAACTGTCATAGCTTCTCATCTGAATGGCTGTCGGATAACCGTCAGCTAGTAATACTAACAACATCCATCCTGCAAGATTCATGGTTGTCCTTGTTTGTTAAGGATTACACACTTTACAATGTCGTTCTTACAGGTCGGACATTCGGTCCAGTTTGGGTGACAATCTGGATGATTCACAATAGCATGTGCTTCACTGTGACTAAACAGACGAATCCATTTGTGTCTCTTTGGTGAGCCGATTCGACGTCGACTCACCTTGGGCAGTTTAGTGGAGCGTTTGCCGTTTGGCATCTTCTTGTGCTCCCCTCTTAAAGCGAGCGAACTGTGCTAGGCTTTCCGGCGTGTAAGTAACGTCTACGCTACCGTTCTGGAAGAAGTACGTGCCGTAGACACCTGCCTGATCCATCATACGTTTTACCTTTGGGAAATCTTCTTCCTTGAATCGTAGTGTATTACTCATCATCTCCACCAGTTTCATCATCGTCATCGCTACCCTTCGCCATCGCCTTCTTACGGCGTTGCTCGAAGTACATATCGATGCCTTTTTTCTTTTCCATCTGACGGAAACAGACTTTACGCACAAAGCAAGGCTTCATGCCAATCTTCTTACAGATGGCTGCAATCTCTTTCTTCTCACCAAGTATGAGGGTCTTGAAGTCTTCCCACTCGATGGGTTTTCGTGCTTCGTTACCTTCCAGTTTCATCTGGAGCTTCTTTTTACGACTACCGATCATTTGACCAGTGGCACGCAGATATTCATAAGTGTCCCAAACTGGATCAAAACCGCGTGCGTTACCGTTGCCGTCTTCTACCCATAGGCGCAACCAGCATCTGAGATTAGGCTGACTGAATTTGTTCTTTTCTCCACGAACGTCGATGTAGCGGTAGTAGTCTTTGCCTTCGTACTCCACACTGTTCTCAACTTCGTACGGACTATCTTTAGATGGTCTAGCATCACTGATAGCAGACAAAGCACGAGCAGTGTTTTGAAAACGAACATCAGAATAGAAACGCACTGCATTACCTGCAGCCTGCTTCTTTGGCGGACCGTACTTCGCCATCGGAACATCACGCAATTGGTTGACACCGATAACGGCAATGCGCTTCTTACGCATCTTGCCCTTCACTCGTGGAAGCTGTTCGGCAAACATACGTGCAACTGCCGCCAGACCGGCGCCCGGCTCATCGACGTCTAGGCGTTCTGGCAGCATAGCAGGATAGGAGTCTGTAATCAGAAGTGCTTGCAGCCCACCGTTCTCAGCTGGTACATAGAATTTGTTGTATTTGGAGAAACGTTTCTTGTCGTATTCGTGCCCAGTCTTCGCCAGTTTCTTACGATTCTCATTGGTGTTTTCGTAGACATACCACCATTCACCAGCTTCAAAAACCTTATCAGGCAACGTGCGTTCTAACATTGCCAAGTAATCGAAGAACTGTTCTGCCGTATCGCAGGGCAGGTAACGAATGCGGGGGCGTTTCACATAGTTGCCCATCCTGTCCTTGACGCCGAACACATCTTCAACAGTAGCTTTAACACCCATCGTGTTCAGGATGTTCTGAACATAGTTAGGAGTAGTGGAGCCCTCAAAATCGGCATATGCGATTATTGGCACATCCTGTGTTACAGCAAATGCGGATAGCGCCATAGCCAGAGTTGACTTACATGACTGCTCTTCACCAAACGTCGTATACCATCCGGCTGTGATACCGCCACCAGAAATGAGGTCAAGCATCAGCAGTCCGGTAGACATACGTGTGTCACCTTCCCCACCCATGCCAGTAGAAGACAGGCCTGTCTTCTTTTCAATAGTGTTTAGAACATCATCAATGTCTAGACCCGGGATCTCAGCCGGTGCTTTGATACCTTTTCCATAAGCGAGTTTTCGCGCTTCTGGCTCATCGGCGTGTTCCTTGACCTTCTTTCCACGTTGGCCTTTTGCTGGCTCAATCTCTTCACCTTCTTCAAGGGCTTCAGTGCGGCCACCCTTCTTCTTTGCTTTGGCCTTCGACTTCGCCTTCGCCGCACGTTCGCGTTCTTTTAGCTTACGGCGTTTTGCTTTATCCTCAGTCTTACCCTTTTTGCTGCCCTTGACCTTTGTTGCCATGCTTGTCCTACACTAGATTGTTTGAATCTACCAAGAAAAACGGGGCCATACCCGCGCACAGCAGGCAGGCCCCGATTCTAATCAGCCTAGGTGATTAAGATTACTCGTCGTCATCGTCGAAGTCATCATCGGAGTCGTCATCATCGTCGTCTCCGTCGTCATCCTCGTCGGAATCGTCGTCATCGTCATCGTCGTCATCAGACTTTTTGCCCTTCTTGCCACCCTTCTTAGCAGCTTTCTTGGCAGCCTTCTTACCCTTCTTGCCTTTTGGCTCGTCGTCCTCGTCATCATCAGAGTCGTCGTCATCCTCGTCGGAATCGTCGTCATCGTCTTCGTCCTTGGCTTTCTTACCGCCTTTCTTTCCAGCCTTTTTAGCTGCCTTCTTTGCGGCTTTCTTGCCCTTCTTTCCAGACTCTTCTACGTCGTCGTCTTCGTCGAGGTCGAAGTCTTCGTCATCCTCGTCGTCATCCGCCTTACCCTTCTTGTCGGCCTTGCCACCCTTTGCGAGTTTAGCAAGAGCCTTCTTCAAAGCTTCCAGCTTCTCGTCGACTTCTTCAAACTTCTTCGCGACTGCTTTATCCATCTTTGCCATTTGGTGTTAAACTCCGGAGTTTACGTGATTGTGGTTAATTTCAGATTGATTGGTTGTCGACTCAGTCATCATCGTCTTCGTCGTCATCATCGTCATCTTCGTCCTCGTCATCATCGTCGTCACGTGACTTCTTGGACTTTTTGCCCTTCTTCGACTTCTTCTTAGACTTGGGCTCGTCGTCCTCATCTTCGTCGTCATCGTCGTCGGAATCTTCATCGTCATCTTCGTCATCGTCTTCATCATCACGATGCTTTGACTTCTTGGACTTCTTTGAAGACTTCTTGTCTGAGTCGAATTCGTTGTCGTCATCATCCTCGTCGGAATCGTCGTCATCGTCTTCGTCTCGACTAGATTTCTTGCCTGCAGACTTCTTACCCTTCTTGCCTTTACCCTTAGGACGATCATCATCGTCCTCATCATCGTCATCATCGTCATCGTCCTCGTCGTCACCCTCTGATCCGAACTTGGACTTCCATTTCTTCTTCATACGCTTGAGCCAACCTTCGTGCTCAGACGTCCACTTCTTTTCGAGTGCTTTTAGCAATTTGGCAAGTTTTTCTTCATCGCCATCTGCTTCAGCTTCTGCCTTAAACGTAATGTTAAGATTCTCGATGGGCTGCAATAGATATTCTTGCTGTTCTTCTGTAAGCGGCGTGCGCTTCTCACCCTTCTGCAGCGAATACTTCTTGGCTGGTGCTTCATCCGGGTCATACATGATTTCCAGATCTACACCGCACTTAACATGGCTCAGAGCATATGCCTTCTTCTCTCCGTCTTTGTTTTTGTGACGATTAAGAGACGCTGACTTCTTCAAGTCACGCATGAAGCCGGGTGTAATACGACCAGCTTTGCAAGGAGTCCAGGAGTTGCTGCCCTTTTCCTTGAAGCCAGTTTTCCGTTCCTTCTTCGTTGGCTCTTTCAACTTCGCAGGCATGTTCTCTTCCAGTTCACGCACAATGAAGTTCTGCCAGTAGTCGAGAGCAGGACGAACCCAACCGCTTGTATCAGCGCACCACGCACAATATTTGGTGCTATCTCGTTCTTCTGTTTTTGGATCGAACGCAAGACAAGGAACATAGAAGGCTTTCGTCTTCTTGTCCTTTGCAGGAGGCTCCGTATTTACCCAATGTCCACCATTTGCCACTACTGGACCTACTGCTCTAACAGTAAGCCAATCTTTTGGTGGATACTTCAGAACATCTACGATGTCTTCGGCTCTTGGTTCTTTGGAGAAGTTCTGCGTGTCTTCAAACGTCCGCTCAGTTCTAAAGCGGGCTCTAGTCACCTATTTCCTTTCCTTCTGGTTTATGCCTGTTGCACATGGGCTTCATTTACAACTTGCTCGGTGGCGTAGTTGTTGACTGCCGGATATTTTGTTTTCCATTGATCTTATCTAGAATAGAAATCCTGGCACGTTTCTCGGCTGCTGACATGCTATTCACATGATCTGATCCAGTATCCGTAGAAGATTCGAATGAGACCATCTGTTCGAGTACGTTTAATTCTATATCAGTAAAGATACTTTCTAACTGTTGCCTGTAACTCATTCTCTATCATCCTGCTTTGCGCGTCTAAATATGAATCCTTCTAACGCATTTAGAAGCCTCAAATTATCACCGCGCATTTCATTTCGCCATCGCTTAATGCGTTTACGCAAGAAATATGTCTGTACAACACACACGCTATTTACAATCGGGGGCATTCTGTAGACAACGAATCGATTGCCATAATGCTCGCGCATGCGACTTTCGATTTGCTTTTCATTCGACCAGACCAATAACATGCATGCTTCGTCGCAGAATACGTTTATATAGATAGGAATCTCTCTAGAAATCAACAAGAACTTTGGCTGGCTAGATTGCATCTCCATGCTTATCATTGCCGGACTAGATAGGTTTGGCATCACTGCACTAGTCACCTGTTCTAACATATCCTGACGTTCTTCGCGTCTAGTTCCCTCGTTCATCGTAACTACATGATGAAGAGTATGCCTTAGAACACGATCAGCCTCGTGTCCTACCATTCTACCTTCTACAGTGATTCCGCGCTCTACAACAAAGATATTCTGCTTTGATGCGTTTCTGCTACTGTGCCAGTAATCAAAAGGATTGACTGTAGTTGGATCATATTCCTTGATCTGGTTACCGCGCTTTGTATTTACACCGTTGGTCGGAACACTATCATCGAATGGAAAAGTTATTGGTTCCATCCTATCTAGGTTCAGAATATTTACCAACAGACCACCATGGATTTCACTATCTAGGGCGGACATTGTCAGCAGACTCTTCACAATTTGGGCAATATGATTCTGTCAGATATGATCCAGAATATGACGCAAATGCTTTGAACGGCATGCCACTATGCTGCTCGCATTGTTTTACGAAACGTACTGTCGGCCTTTGAGTTTTCGTCTTAATGGCAACCATTGATTCTGATTCTAAAACATCACTTGCACACGCAATGCGATTGGTCTTAGTGTCGTGGATGATAAGCTCGATTTTCTCACGAATTACTTCAACGTCCCAGGATCTCAACGCTTCTGCACAACGCGACATTCGCGATAACATCAATGCATAACTATTGGTATGTGTAGTCAGATAGAAGAAATTCTTATCACCAAGCACTGGATCGCGCGCGATCTCACTAGTTTTCCAGTGCTGTTCTTCTGCAATCTTTGTGGCCTTCTTGGCATCTGCAGTATTGACAGTGATATGACATTCGTAGTTCATTCTCTCTCCTGTTTAACGTGTATGATGACATCTCCTCCAGTGTAGTGTTCGATCTCTACTACACGGAAACGACGAGAAGTATTCTGATCCCAGATAAGATCCCCACGTAGTGGGATCGCTCTGAACTGTGCCTTGCAAATACTCCTCTCAGTGTTGACGTTGTATAGATGGCAGTAGATGAACTCCATGTTACCCTCACATCTTTGGTGACCATCCTTCAGGAGGACGTGATGGAGGTAGTGGAGCCGGTGGATAGAATCCATTCTTTTGCACGCGTCTTAATGATCGTTGTTGAGCGAATACGATTCCGGTGCACATCAGTAGCACTAGGTTAAAGGCTATAAGAACGAATGTAGGAGTTGTCCAGCCAGCTCCCCTGTACATTCCTACGCATCCAAACGACATGAATATCGAACTGATGACACCCATGTAGATTGCAATGTTCATTTCTTGGAATTCACGAACGATAACCGTATTCGTCTTCTCCGCATACGCTTGTGCTTTACCCAATCGCACGCCATCTGTGAACATTTGGTCTGCAGTCTTCCATTCGTCCAGTGAATTTGGATCAACTTCACCTAATGCATCCGTTGCCCATTCCTGGATCAACTTGTTTTCCTTATCGCAACTATCCATATAGCGCGGATGCCAGTTGTTAGCGGCTCTGACGTGTAATACATCAAACATGGCTCTTGCGCCTTTCTGGAAGTCAGTCAGCTGATCGAGCGGTGTATCGACCCCAATCTTCTGTGTCTGTCTCTCAGTCTGGTAGCCCCCTTGTTCGTCGTCCGGGGTTCTAATTGGCTCTAAACGAATGCAGCGAGCTTTCCCGTCGTAGCAGGAAAAAGTACAGTCACACTCACTGCACCCTACCCACGCAGGTTCCGGTTCTTTTTGAATCAAATCGTAGTAGTTCTGTAACCATTTCCGTGCCAATGGTTCGAAAGCCGTAAACTCGGTATTCGTCCCATGCAACATTTTGGTTCCTGCTACTTTACTACACAGCGTACCTGCCCAACTTTCAGTGAACTCTTCACGAATTACTTCAATGGCTTCTTCCATATCTAATGGAATTGGCCTGAACGTATGATTGTCACGCATCCAATATGCTTTTTTCATTGATACACCTCGTGTAATGTCTCTAGAATGGCGTCCTTGCTCTCACTATTGTAGACCGTCAAGTGATGTTTGTTTATTGAGTGACGGTCCTTCTCTTCGAGTAGAACGCGCATCAGGCGCTCTGCTATCTCGTTTGCGTTGTTTGGATGTGCGTAATAACGATCGTTCACCCAGAAGACTTCTGGACTTACTATCACAGGAACGTTCATCATCACAGCATCGGCTGTTACAATGTTAAACGTCTCTGACAAAGATACCTGCATTGCAACATCCATCGAGCCAACCAGCTTTAAGAAGTCTTGATGCTTCATCCACTTATGCTCAACAAGATTAGCTCTCGACTGATGGTCAAATAAGCCACGTAAGTTGTGCATTACAGGAAGACCACCAGTTTCATAGCGGCCGGCGTTCACATGGAAGTAGAGTTCCTTATTCAACTGGCGTGCTACCTTGATGGCTGCCACTGCTTGAACTAGATGGTTCTTCAGCGGCCTAATAGCACCGAAGCATCCAATGTGTAGTTCACCAACTTCACGCCATTTAGACTCCCAATCGATAGCAGGCGTTTCATTCTTGTAATAGTTCGGAAAGTACAGTACCTTTCGGTGCGCAAAGAAATGACCGACGGTTGCGGTCATTGCTTCCCGTAAATCGTGCAGAGATTCCTTCGTATTAGTGCCTACGTAGACGTTGTCGAATTTGATGTACTCTCCGATCCATCGCATGATCACACCTTCTTGCGCCAAGAACGGTACGTTACTGTGATTACGGATAATCCACTTCACTTTAGGGTGCAGCTTCTGCAGGATCTCGAACTTTTCCGGCACTACCCAGAATGCTTCAATAATCACTACGTCTGCTGCGTATTTTGTGACTTCTCGATCAATGTCGTTGTTGTCTACCACATGAACCAATTTTGACTCGAATCGTCCATCTGTTTCCAGGGCCAACATACTACTGACCATACGAGCAGAGTTGAACAAACCCGAGCTGAATCCAGGAACACTGTAAACACCGCAGTCTTTGTCTTCCACTTCACGGAATTTGAGGATAAAGAGAACCTTTACCCTACGATCTATGGACACTGGTTCATGATCCGCAGACATTTGATTGTTGCCGAATGTCTTCGAGAACCAGTTACGAATTGCCTTCACGCGTGTCACTCCTTAGATGCTTTGGGTCTCATGCCCAAGATTGGATAATTGGTCAGCAGATATTGCTTGACTTCAGGTTTCCGGTAAGGCTCCCAGATCTTCTCAAGAGCAAGTTCAGGGTCTTTGCAGAAGCCAAGTTTCGCTTGGTCTTTCACTGCTTGCTCTAAGATCTCTTTCAGAGAAGATGCACTAGGCTTCTCGCTCTTATCCCATTTCTTTTGGGTCCAATCCCATTTGTACATCTTGTCTTCTGAAGCGCCAATTTCCATCTCGATCTCAGGTTCGACAAGCATGTCTACGCCATAGTTGTCCTTATACCACTTGGCAACTCCATATGTAGCTGTATACTGAATAACGTGTAGCACGATCAAAACGATTTCGTATGGGGCTTCCGTATGAAGTGCATCGTGAATGGCCTTGGTGATGTCAGCGGGCATCACGCGAGTTTTACGGTCCATGTACCCGAAATGCATCAAAGTTCTGTACAGCTCTTCGGTAATCAAACGAGCGGTGGTAACACCGATCTGGCTCGCGAATCCCTGAATTGGACTATTTGCTGCACGGCGACGCATAGCGCTAACTATGCTCTTCACTCCGGTCATTACGCCAAACAGGTTACGTCGCATTCCTAGAGGACTATATGTATACAAAAAGTCCATTGCGTGGTTCATAGACCAATGCAACCACTTTGTCGCTTTAGGATACTTGGCAAACAGCTTGTCCATAATTTCTTGAGCAAGCTCTTCTGTCTGCTTGATATCTCGAGCTAACGCCTTCACGCCCTTACCGTATACCACACCGAACACGATCTGTTTGATAGCATCACGAAGTGGATCAGACTTGTCAATCCAGCGCGCAAAAAAGTGGAACGCGTTGATGATGTGAATATCACCCTTGGTCTTAAGCTCCTTTGCCTTTTCAGCATCTGGATCCTTACGGAATTTCTTACGTAGTCGCTGGCCTATCTTGAACAGTTCGGCCAGCACTTCGTCGCCTGACACGTAAGACCAGCATCTAATCTCGTGTGCGCTATAGTCGAATTTGATTAGTAACAGACCTGCGCGTGCGATGAACATTCGCTTGATATACTTCGCTACTTCCCCACGCGCTGGTACCTGCTGAAGTGATGGCTTGCTCGAATTTAGACGACCTGTTACCACCAAGAAGAAACCATAGTCTGGACGCAACTTGAAGTCAGCCAGACTGTCGATGTTCTTCGACAGGACTTTCCACCATCCCTTCACATATGTGGAATAGAGTTTTGTCAGCTTCTGATATTCGCCGAACTTCTTCACAAGCTCATGTTCATCCTGATAGGCCTTGATGAAGAACTTGTCAGTAGATGGCAGTTTTGTCTTCTTCGAGAATGACACTGGCTTCAGCTTCATTATGCCGAAGAATAGTGTCTTCAAGTGTTGAGACTTATTCCATCTGAATACTGTTTGAATGCGATTGAACAGTCCCTTGTGAGATTGTTGTCCACTCGATTCTGCCAACAGAACACGGTTCGCCTTCTGTACCTGTGGGTATTTAAGTAGATCCGCCTTTGCTTTCCTGATCAGCTCCAGCAACGGACTGTCTTTAGAAATAAGCAGTTGCAGGTATTCCTTGTCTACAGTGCTTCCGTTCTGTTTCATGTGAGACAGCACATGCACAGTGTTTGAGAACTGTCGTAGTACCAAACGTTTGTAAAACGGAGTGAACTCCTTGTCCCCAACCTTTAGTTTTGATGCCCTCTTGATCTGCATCAAGTGGATACCGAAGATAGATTGTACGTCTAGCACACCATAGTCGATGAAGTCTGGATTGGTCAGCTTTGTCAACTCGGGGTTAGCACGATCACCCTTACCAAACGGAGCAGTCTTGTAATGGCCATTGCCGTAGACCATGAAGATCTGTTCCAATCCACCTTGTGGTGTATTGAACGGTTGCCCTGCCAAGTATTTGAGATTCTCATCCAAGCACCATTCGCCGGCTGTGATCTCCCACACACGATGCCAGATGATTGGCAAACCGAGTTCCACACGCAACACACGTAGGTCGAAGATACCATACTGTGTGATTAGATACTTCAGTGGGATAGCACCCCTCTCCGCACCGAAGAATTTACGCAACTTCTTCTTTATGTACTTGCGCTCCTCTTTAGAGAAGGGAGTTTGTGGGTGATCTATTGGTAGCAGGTAGCCTTTATCTTCATTAAAGGCAAACTGAATTGTGTGGATCGCGTTGTGGTTAACCGAACCGTTCTTGGTTTCGGTGTCTACTGCTACCACTTCCTTAGAAGTCAGTTTCTTGAAGAGCTTATCGAACTTCTCGATAGTGTCGACCACCACCGGATTGGGCTTGATGTGGCTCAGATCGTAGAGGTTGCGACCAGCGAGTGCGTTGATGACGTTGCGGCTGACGTAGTAGAGCAGATTCGCCTTACCGAAGACGTCACCTTCTTCACCTTCATCGTCATCGTTGTTTGTATCTTCCTTACGAGTCGAGTATAGTGGCTGTAAGTCCAACGTGCCAGTGATCTTAACTGGATGCCCATGCGCATCAGCATCAAACACCCATCCGCGCTTCTTTTCCAGCCAATCAGTGCCGGGCATCATAGCCTTCATTGCCCAATCGCCGAACACAATCACATGAGTCGGTTTCTTTTGGGCAATAATTTCCCAGACACGCTTCGCCATCTTACGGCGATGTCCTGGCCAAGTTTCTTTCGGCTGGTCAAAGAACTTATACGAATTGAAGTTAACAGTGGCAAATGCACAGTCTTTACGCTTGAAACCAAACTCGTGCTTCGCCTGAATACAAGAATACTGAATGAGGTTATGGACTACCGTGCGTGCTCGTTCGTGGAGCAGTCTACCTTCCGTAAGGTCTTGACTGTCGATCGTCTCGATAACTAGCATCACACGCTGAGGCTTGTCGTTCCAGTCCGCATCGATAGGGAGGGACAAGCCGTAGTCATTCTTGGACGTCCAAACATCTGGACGATAGCGCTTACCTAAAAGCTCTGACACTCCGGACCTCGTGGGTTATTTATATTGCTGCAAACATTTACAGCTTAAGACTGCATGTAATGGTAGGACATATCATCATTTGTATATTGCCACCAAACATGGATGCCTATTCTGTTAGCGTCTATGACTGACACCGGATTATTTGTATCATCACAGATGCATTTCCATTTAACGATCGCGCGTATTCTCTCTAATTCCGACATGTACCGTGATACTAACGTTCGCAGTACCTCTTTAGAGTTAAGGTCGTTACATCCATATGCTTCCGTCACAAACCCTACGTCCCAACAGATACGTTCCGCTATCTTGATATTGAGACGTCTCCTATTCATTATATCTAATGAAGATAGTTTATTCGGAACTGCTGTAGTCAATGCTAACGCAGGAAATACGACTGCAACGCCAAGTGCTGGAATCGTCTTAAGAAGACCTCTTCTTTGCATGTTAGATCTCTATGAACAGTTGTGGGAACTTATTGTACTTAGTATTCCACTCACGTAAGTATCCTCGTGGATTGCAAACTATCCTAGTCTCATCTATCTTTGTGTCGATAGTATCGTGCGTATGTCCATGGATCCATAGCCATGGTTTGTGTTTAACTATCAAGTCATCCGATGCACTTGCAAATCCACCGTTACCTTCTACAGGAAATCTTGGATGACACAAAGAGTACGATGGGACGTGATGGGTTACCACTATTGTCTTACCTGCCCACGGTGTGCTTAATAGTTCGTCAGTCTGCTTCTTTTGTTGCGCATGCAGCGTCATCATGTCACCAACCGTGAACTTGCGATGACCTTTGCGAATGTGAACAAAGTCATTCATACTATTAGCGACAACGATATGCTCATCCATAGTCTTGCCGCCATCAGCCCAGAACGTGCTACTGATAAAGCGAACTAGAGGCTGACCATCTTCGGTAAAGAACTCTTTCGATCGTACGTCACCCAATGAAGCGTGTACTCCATACAGGCAATTGATAGTGTTTTCCACTGTGGAATTCCACTCATCCATTTCAGATCCATAGTACTCATGGTTTCCTGGAACATAGATGACGGCTGCGAATCGTGTTGCCATTATCTGGAAGAAATCACACAATTGACCCCTGTAGTGTGAGATATCACCAGCCAGTATTAGAATAGTTTCTGAATCACGATCATCCGGAGGAACAAAGAATATCGCTACTTCATGTATTGGTTTACTCTGAAATGCATTTGCATGCAGATCACTAACCGGACGTATGTACTTATACTTATTGCTCATGATAACGAGCGACTGTAGCACGAATGCACTTTAATGGTTGAGAAGACGACCCGCGTGACAAAGGATCCACTTCCTTGCGAAACTCTTCACAGTCTTGGAAGCTTTTGAAGCGCTCCACTACGACTGGCGGATGTTCGTTTACAGCCGGATATACCAAGAGCCATAAACTGAATATGACGATATTCATTTCTGATCCCCAAATGCAGAAGGGCCGCCAAATGGCGACCCCTCAATTTACAACCCTACGACGTCTGCTGACCTGGACACCAGTCGCATTCTTGCTTCTGGAAATAACAGGTCTGGCATTTGCCGCATTTGTGTTCCTCTCCGCGAGGAATTCCTACCAGACCACTTGGCACAGCACCAAGATCTGTGACACGGACATAGCGTCCGTTTCTGATCTCAACGCCACGCATTTCACATGGGCACACAGGTTGGCCGTTTTGTGGACCGATGCAATGACATGCACTTGCCGCACCAGAGGCCGCACTTAGAACGCTGGCGTAATTTTGGCGAGGATATTTCATTACAAGTTCTCCGTTTTACATTTAAGTTTGAGCCACAAGGTTCCGATGCATGCCGTCGGATGCTGGATATTGAACTGACATTGATTCAATGAGATAACGCCGTCTGGCATTTCGTCTACCCTGTCGACTGAGATGCTAGGGCGGCAGGAATCGAGTCTGACCGCACACCCGGTCAGTGGGGCACATAACACTAGTGCGCGAATCAGGTTCTTCACATCATGCACCTTCGATGTTTGGCTCGTCAGTAGCAGGCGCAGGCGTTGGGGCCGGAGTTACTGAAGGCGTAACGGCAGGCGGCACTGGGGCTGTAGTCGGATCGGGCGCTGCGTTAGTCGCCGCAATCTTTGCGTTTTCTTCGTCAGTAGCTTCGGCTTCTGACTGGGAATCTGCCGACTTATCTGATTCCAACACTTCTTTAGTTACAACGTCTCCGGTGCTTAGGTCGTTAGCAACCTTTGCCGTATTGTCCGTAACTTGGACAGCGAGTTGTTCTTCTGTTGTCGGAGGAACTACTTGGTTAACGCCAGTCTTCAGAGCAAAACTTAGATCGCCATTGTCGTGCTGCTTGAATTGCGGTTCAGCTGGAGCACTTTCTTGCGTCTGAACTCCAGTTGTCGAACTCGTTGAGGATACCACATTTTCTGCCGCTGCAGAAGTAGTTACTTCACCTTGTGCCGACCCAAACATCGCGTCAAAAAGTTTCGGATGGAATGCTTCCAATTTATGCGGCACAAGAATCGGATGCGAGATACCAAGACCAAAATGGCAATGTTCTTTGAAGATGCGTTCAATGTTATGGTCCCATTGCACTATAGCATGTGGAATCGCCCCCACCTTTGCCAAATAGTGTTTGATCATATCATACAGATCGTCTTGGGTAAGATCTTGCACTGACTTTGTTTGCTGTTCCATTACATTTCCTTCTAAAAAGAGGGAGGGCTATAGCCCTCCCATGTTTACTTACTCTTTCTCAGTTTTTGGAAGCTTAATCTTACCTCCAACTTTTATGGTCTTCCATTGCTTCTCCAACTCCTTAGCATTCAGGATTTTGATCCCGTCAGCCTTGATACGTTGGAGCACTTGCAACGCTTCTGCTTTGTTCTTGCAGAATCGCAGCATTTCTGACTGACCACCACCCTTCTTCCATTGAATCATAGGGCTAGGCACTTTCACGGCCTTGGCGTTCGCAGACTGACCCTTGATAGGCATTACCATGTATAGCAAACCATCGCGAACCATCGGGTAGACCTTCATTTGCTTAGGATCTGCTGAGGGTTTGACGGTCTCACGCAGAAAGTGAGTGATGTCCAGACTGGTCGCAAAGCCGGCTTGCTTGATCAATGACTTCTGCTTCTTGATCACCAAATAGATGCGCTTCAGGTGTTCACCCGTCTTCTTGTCGACTGTGAAACCCTTGGCAGCCAAGTTGTTGAACAAGTTGACCATCACTATTGGGCCTTTGATTCTCGCGATCCAGAAATCTGGACTGAGCTTGAACCCATAGTTTTGCATGGCAGCCGCTGCTTCCGGACTTGATGCTTCTGCATCAAACTCGATAGCCAACATATCGTTGATGATAGCGAACTGGAAGCTAGCTCCAGTTTCTTCGTCTGGAGTCTCTTCTTTAACCGGCCGTTTACCTTCTTTTACAGCCTTCTTTTCCGCGATCTGTTTGCGAATCTTGTTGGTTTGTCTACCTACTTCAACTGGCACTTCGATAGGGGCGTCAATCGGTATATCGCCAACAGCTTTCAGCAGTTCCTTACGCATGTCCTTGTTATTGGTGGTAGTTCGTGTAATCACAAACACCTGCAACTTCGGAATGCGCCACATCTTACCGCTCCAGGGGAAGCGTATCCAAACTTTCTTCTTAAGTCCTATGATTACGCCGTCACCATACTCAGTGTGGCATGGCATATTCATGACCAGAGCACGCTCAGCTTCCCATCTGCGTTCCAGAGCAGCTAAATGACGTCGCTTCTCGACAGCTTTAGGATCTTGGTCAGAAATCGCTTCGTCTTTACCGAGAGCGTCTTCTCCTTCCTCAGATTCATCGTCAGATGTTTCAAACTCATCAAGGTCGATGTTACAGAACTCATCATAACGCACCAAGCCAAGTTGGTCTGTACCGTACAATGCCATTCCTGGAACGTATGGAACTCTCGACATCAGCTTAGATCCGGGCAGCAACTTTCCGTGCGGAACAGGTACAGGATGCAACTTGCCTTCGTTCTCTCTTCTGTATTCTGCATAGTCACGTGCACGAACACCAGTCTCAGGCGCGTTCAGCTCAGAATATGCATCCAGGTAATCCTTAAGATCAGTTAAGAAGTCGTTCTTAGCAGCAATCGTCTCGATGTTCATCGGGATGATTGGCATGTCCGGCAGTTCTGCATAGTCCGGGAAACCACCGGGTCCTGCATTATCAAACTTGGCTTTCGAAATGATCTTGGCGGTTAGTCGAGCAACTTTTGTAATGTCGATCGATCTGTTCACCATGATCCAATCGAAATAGACCATGTTGCGCATTTCTGCCTTCTTCAACTGAGGCCTATTGATGCGTGCATTACCTTGTTCCAACAGACCCGGTGTCCATATGGTTTCCATGCGTATCAAACGGGATGCTACCTGGAAGTTGATGCCTGTGTCCATCGAAGATGATTGTCCTACCATGATCATCTTGTTTGGATTGCGGGCAAATTCTGCACGACACTCCATCTTACGGCCAGCCGTATAATGAATCATCGTCTTCCTGAGATCAGGAGGAGCGAATTTGAACACCGCTTCAGCGCTAGCCTTATAGTTTGTAAAGATTACGATCTTACCAGGAAGCTTCTTACGAAGGTGCTCTTGGCAGATCTCGTGAATCTTACGTACTTTTGGACTGATCTTATCATCTTCTGTCTTAAGAAAGACAGGTGCCAACTCGTCAACTTCTGGAGCTGAAAGGAAACGTTCCAAACGTGACAAATACGGACGCAACATTGCTTCAAGGTCGTCGGCCAGCGTTTCGTCACCAGACTCGAGAGCTTCCTTGAGCTCTGGGTCTTTAGACATTGCCTCTTCGATCAAGTCAGTCGTTTCTTGTAGGATTGAATCGTACAGAAGACGCTGGTTTTCTGACAGATCAACAGCCCAGAACTCTTCTTTTGCTGGAGGCAACAGTGATGCCCACTCTTTGCGGCGTGCTTGCGCCCAAATCATGTTGTCACGGATCTTTTGCTGAATGGCTTCTTGCGAACCCTTCTTCCAGCTCAGAACCTTATTGCCGCGGACATCATCACCATAGTCTGCTTTGAATTTCTCCTGCGATCCAAAGATCGTAGGATCCATCAGGGCGATCTGTGAAACCAGATCGGTCAACGTGTCATCCACCAACGTACCGCTAGCAATACGCTTATACGGTATGTCTTGCATCAGTCTAGCTACTGCCTGACGACGGGCAGAACTGATGTTCTTTAGCTTATGGCACTCATCAACGCACATCAGGTCAAACTCGAACTGGCGCAGCCATTCCGCGTTGTTCCACATAATGATGCTACGATTGCCGTAGCTAAGGATCTTCGATTTGCCCTTGACGAAATCGAAATCCGTAACAACGATCGTATTTGGGGGAGCCTGCTCAATCATCTTAGCGATCGTCTCAAGACCGTGCATGCGTACAGTCTGATTCGTCACCGGAATGATGTTAACCCGGCCTTCTGTTACGAACACTGCTTCTTCTACATATTGGTTGACCAACGTAGAAGGGCATGCAATGATAGGTCTCTTACAAACGCCTGCCTGCATTTCACGCAGGATGTTCGTCATCAAAAGGATGGTCTTCCCACCACCAGCGTCGACTGGATATGCAGCACACTTAGGGTGTTCACGCATCAAGTTGTCGATCTTTGCTTGGTGTGGCTGGAACACCAGACCAGATTCAACTTCTCCAGTCTTCTTGTTGATCTTCAGTTCTTTGATGTTGGCAATAGGTGCTGGTTTGTATGTAGGGTCAACACCTTGATTGATGTAGGCGTTACGCTCCTTCGTATCAAGTTCACGTATCTGTTTTGCAGCCGGAGCACTTTCCTTCATCATGCGAGCAACGGCCAACAGTTTGAGTGCACTCATCACACTCATTCTGTTGTAGAGAACCTCCATGTTGTTCTCAATGGCTTCAGCTGCTTTGGTAACAATGCGACCAACAAATTTGAACGCATCGAACTGTGAATTTGGAACAAGATCTTCTATCTTGACATATTCGTAGCGAATGTTATCACGGCCTTGATATACAGCGTCGGCTCCGCCCTCGCCAGCATACACTTTTTGAATCAGGAATGCTCGTGACATTGCATCAGCGAACGAGCGTGCTCTCATATCTGAGTGTGGCACGACACGATCAACTGCGTTCATCAAATCACGTGACGAACGCACTTTAGCGTCTGATGCAACTACCGACTCGTTCCAGATAGATGAGTCAAACCCACCTGCCACGTTGACCATCTGATTAAGGAACGCAGCCATTCCACCTTCGCGGCCTTCCCCACCCTTGATCTTAGTGTCAAAGAATTGTGTGAAATGATAGGCAGTTGCTGGAACAGTATCGCTTAGGTCATATACTGCAAGGTTACCAGCCGTATTAGAGTAGACAAACTTGTCATTCAGCCAATCGCTAAAAATTGGCATATTGGCTGGAAGTTTTTTCCGTTGTCCTGGATTCAGGTCGTTGATATTTTCTTCGCCTACGCGATAGTTCTCGCCCTCGTCGCCTTCGCCTTCTTCATCTTCTTCTGGCGGGAGGCCTTCAGCTGGCTGCTCCTTACCCAACTTTTTGATTTGATTCCAGGAGTAAGAACCGTCTTCTTGTAGACCAAACTCCATCAGGAGCTGTTCGTATTCTGCGCTCTGATCTACTTCTGGAATGACATAGTAGTCGCCATTAATGTCAGCAACAATGCCGCTTACGCCAGTACGTGGTTTGACTTTTCCAGGCTCGGAAGTAGCCAACACGTCCTTAACTTCGTTGGCAATCATCGACACTTTAGTGATCGTCTTTGGAAGACGACTGTATCGTCCGAATACAGAGGCTGTCCAGTCGATCAATGTGGGATAGATATCACTTAGACGCAGCTCAACCCACTTGCAGTTGCAAAGATACTCTGCTTCTGGTTGGGTGATGATGAACGTACCCCAAAGCCAGACGTCGTTGCCTTCCTTAGTAGCTTCTAGCGAAAGCAGGCAATCTTTGAACAGCGCTCGTGCCTTGGAAGGTATGTTTTTGAACAGTGAATCGACATCCTTACCAGAAATAATGTGACCGCCCACCATTTCTGTGTTGTCGAATCCTTCCACATATCCTGCCTCGTTTGGTTTAACGCCGAAAATATAGCTTATCCCAAGACGAGTGGCAATCGCACCAGCATTCAGCTGTGCGAGTGGTGTTCGGAACTCCAAACGTTTTGCCGCGTTGTTCTTACGCAGAGTCGATCTCACCACACGATGGCGGTCACGGTCACGAAGTGAGGACATTCCGTCTTTCGGTGCCATCACTTTCTTGACTTCATCCGTATTTGGATGCAAATCACGAACGGCTGGCAAGAACGCATCTGCTACAAGCATGTAGTAGATGTCTGCTAGCGCGTTTTTAGATCCAAGCTTCGCGTCAAAGATACCGATAAAGCCTGAACGCAACTGTTTGACGTCTAGACGAAATTCGGTTCTCGGACGAAGGTTTGTTAATGGTCGCATGTCGATCTTCTAGTATTACAAGAATTGGTTCTCAGCCTGCGTGTTCCAGTAATTGTTGGTTCTATTTGTGAAGTGGTCCCTTAGACCCAAACACGCACGTTTACGCAACGCTGGCGAAACGTCACGGAAGTACAGACTATTGTACATCTGGCTGGCGAGTTGAAAATCCCTTTCATTATCCTCAAACTGAGAGACAATGGAAACGACTGCTGAATCTATCTCTTCTTCAGTCATGGATAGGATCTGGTTGTCGATCATGATGGTCCTATACGGCCTTATTTACAGTCTATGGATTTTCCAATCAAATTACTGATTAGAAGATGCGATTAGTGACAAAATCAAAACGAATTGAACGAACTATTGGTAACCATACGCGAGCGTCCAAGAATTCGTCCACTTCTTGTCGGGTAGGAGCTGGATTGCCTGGAATATCGATCGTGCCTGTCACGTCTATTTCTTGTCCAACTGATATGCGCTTCAAATTCAAACAGTCAATCCATAACCGTACACCCGGTCTTATCGTTGCGACCATACGACCACGAGTGTGCTTAATGAATCGAGGCATGGACAAGCTTGTAAGCCAATTTGGGAATGTCACATCACTAATTGGGAACATCCGTGCCCAACTGTAGATGATGATTCGATTGTCGGTCCGTATATACTCACGATGAGGATACCAGACTTTGACTTTCTCAAACAAGCCGATTTCATTACAGTAGTCTACGAGAAATATACGACCACGGCGCGCTTGTTCGTGAACGAAAGCAGTTCCGGCAGTAGGTGTGTTGTCAGGAAACGGTTTTATGACTGCCAGTTCACAGCGATGCAGCCATTCATGAATAGTCATGTGCCATGCTGCATCCTTGCTCCCAGTTGTGGTCATCAGACGCGTAAACGACTGATCGTTCAGGAGGCCTTGCCATACATGGAAGCCTTCATCGCTGAACTTCGAAGGATACGCAGGAACAGTAGGCCACTGCGACTGAAATTCAGGTGGAACACCAATGATCGTTAGATCTGTTAGTGTCTGATCCTGACCTTCAAGTTTTGATGGTGGGGCAGTTGGCACTACCGGCATTTCAACACTCCTCTAAGAAACCATTCCTCAAGAATCTTCAAGTTCTAGCATTCTCGAAGCTCACCATTTATGAGAAATCCATGATAATGACGATCACCCTGACCACTAAGAATCGATCCAGCACCCGCAGCACACGTGAAGCCGTTTTTGTCCACGGTTATGTTCGGAGGTGTCCCATGACGTATCCAGCATTTGTGAACAGTATCGTTAGGCAATGTGCAGTTGGAGGCTCGACTATCGATCGTCCAATCATTTCCATTTGGAAGTTTGACAATCAAACATCTGCCATCCGGTCCTTTATATGCATCGTACTTTTCGAGCCAAGTAGCATACCACATTGCTCCGGCAGGTGCGTTACGAAGCGTAACTAGTGTATCAGTTCCTTGCACGCGATACATCCTCTCTGGGAAGTACTGACGTACTACCTCGTCAGGAAACTTGAATCCGCAAGTGCAATGAGATGGCCATCGTGGATCGTCGTACGAAACCGGGTAAATTTGACCCGGTTCAACATCGTGATTTACGCCGTTGCCTAAGCTGTGATCTTCACGACGTTTCTCTTCGTCACGACCATCGTTTTCTATTTCACCGATCTTAACCCAGTTTTGATGAAGACCATTGTTATTGATATCGGGACACTCTCCATAGTTGTTGGTATATCGGCGCAAACGTTGTTCTTCTATAGTCGTTGCTTCTAAGAAGCAGCACTTAATTTGACGAGGCCATGGTTTTTGATACATAGTCATGGTTTGATACCGAGTCTTAGGTTGTTTATCACACACCAGAGTTCAAATAACAGAGGAACAGCAATCTTGGTTCGTTGTTCTGGCCAGTGCCACAAAATGAGGGTATCGACTACAAAGCAGAAGGTGAACCATGTGTTAACTCTTAGCTTACTTGGATGACGACCCAAAATCGGATTGCGCTCCCACCATTTGTCTGAGTGTTCTGATATGTCCAGCGTCTGTTTCCAGTCTACCATTAGAAGGATATAGAACGAAATTATTAGCTCTAGAACATATGGCGAAAGAACGGCGTTCAAGAACATGAAAAGATCAGAGGCATTCCCAATCATTTTAGCTACCTACCCGTTCGTCAGTTCCATCCCATACAAATTCTGCGACAGCTATGTGACGTTGACACGTGCAGCAATATGTAGACCCATAGAAGTGAGGATCGCGTGCATAAGTTTCTGCGATTGACCGACTCATGGTCGTAGTCGTCTGACAGCCCTTACCTGCCTTGTCTAAGCGTTCCTGAGTCCAGTATGTACCGATCACCGAGCTCTTCTCAGGATAATTTGGGTTGGGCTCAAACTTGACATAACCCCACTGCTTGTGGCGTTCCTTCTCTTCGTCTGTCAAGTCACGAAGGGTTCCCGGTGGTTTCAGACCAACGTGCTTGTAAGTTTGGCGCACAGGACGCACGAAGCCCTTGGCCCTTTCTTCATCACTCAGAACGAGATAAGCGGCGTTCTGCGGGACACGTTCTTTGTCTTCGCCATGGCCAAGACGTGGGTCGGTAGGATCGGTTACGAGTGCAGACATGTTGTTCCTTATTGAATATTACCTTGAGCGAAAATAAGAGCACAGAGAAACATGGAGATCACGAATCCAATGCCTGCGCTCCACAGAAGCCAAGCACTTAGAACAGTCCCCCAGAAGATCCAGCCAATAAATCCGAAAAGTGCAAATAGCACCGTAATGATCAGTACGACTGGCCATCCCATTATAAGGATGCCAAAGAAATCTCCAATGTATTCCAGTCCTTGGCGAATCGCTGATCCAACTGCTAAACGTGACATGATAGTCCTTAGTTTTTAAGTGCTTCGTTGATCTTGGCACTTACGTCTCTATATTCGACTTGCATAGAACTGGCTAGAGACTTACCTAGTTCCATTAGCTCTTGACTAAACCTACTAGACTTTTCCGGCACAACGAACATATCGCTACGTTTACGGAAGTCGTGATGCTGATTGATCATTTCCTGCGCCAAGTTCATAAATGCAGGCCGTAGGATCTGTTCGGTGATCGATTGAGCAATGTACTGCTTGTCCTTGTCAGCCTGTATGTCGGCCATCAGCTCACGCATTTGGCTCACTAAAGTGACAAATTGGTACGTGCCTTTTTCTGTACCTGAAGCTGAAAGAATCTGTTCAGACATAGGCAACACACGAATGATGGTCATCAATAAGGTTTTCTTCAGAATGGTGATACCACCATCAGAGTCACCCATCTCGAGCATCTCCATGATCTTGGAGCTTTTGCCTCCAAAGAACGATTCAGTTTGTTTGGCAATGCGTCGCTTGTCTTTTTCAGTCAGATCTAGTACACCAGATTGGACCACTAGCTCTCTGCTCTTGCTGATCTTCTTTTCTTTCCCCTTGAGGCGCTTATCAAACCTGTTGTCTTCAGCTTGCCCTTTGAGCATTGCCTCGTGCTCACGCTTCTTTCTGCGTTCTTTACGCTCACGACGTAACTTCTTTAACGTCCGTTCCTCTTCTGGAGACAAGTCATCAGGATCTTTACGTGCCAGAACCTTATACGTTCGATCTCCATTTTCATATTCTGTTACGCCATCTTTAGTACGTTTCTTCCTACGAGCAGGACCTTCTAGCAGCGATTGCGTGATCTTCTTAGGACCGACGTTACGCATCTTCATTGTTTAACCTTTATCTTTCTTTATTGGAATGTGAACGTGAATGCAGGACCAACAATCTCCCACATCAGAGCTAGCCATTCTATGAACAGTATGATTAACAGCTCAATATCATACTCGTGTTCAGGCTTGTTTTCCATACATCGCTCACCATTGGCACGAGACAGTCACTGTGCCTTGTGTTGCATAGTATGTGACAGAGAAGTAGATGTATTGGCCGTCGATAGATTGGCGATCGCTTATCATGGCATATGGGATTCCGACGCTCATACGGGCAGGACGAAACTTCAGCCCCGCATGTTCTAGCCATGCCACAATCGATTCAGCGTTCAGCTGATTTCCTTTCCTCTTGAACACGATTCTGTCGTGTCCGGTCAAGGACGGATCGAAAGCCAAATGAAGTTGTCGTTCAAGACCGTTCTGGAAATGAGCGATAAACCAATGAGCACGAGCAACACTAATCGGATCGTTTGGAATGTTGGTACGTTCTTCCAGCGTTGCTGGAGATGCCGTTATGCGATTTGTTATAGTCATGATGCTTTAGTGCTTAGTTACTCAGACTGATGATTTTCACAATGGCGTATCGAGTTCCATTAACTTCGATCTCGTGAATAGTGGGATTTGACTTTGGAAGTCTGTCATACGTAGACATTACTTTCTTGCCTTTGTCCTTGACGGCACTTCCTTTGCCGCGCGCCACAAACTTGGCGATGGCTTCCCACTCCTTTGTTTCTTCTGGAGATTCGCCTACAGCTTCGACTCTATTTGAGATGGGCATCATTCTGCTCTCTTTAGTACGGAACCTTCAATAGTTCTGTTCAACAAGGACGCTGCCATTGGATCAGACAGTATAGCCTGAAAGCCGAAGTGTAATCCATTCTGTGGCAGATTCTCCATCGTGAACCATGCCCATCCATCTGACTCCCAATTCAGCTTAGGGTCAAATCGGTCACCCTTTAGCCATCCGATATAGTTATGAAATACCAGACTGTCGCTATTGAACACATATAGCGGAATCAGTTCCATTGGCAAATCAGATGGAAACCCAATTTCTTCCTCAGACTCGCGTATGGCGGCCTGTTCCGGTGTTTCGCCCGGTTCGATCTTTCCACCAGCTCCGCACCACACAGATGGAGAGACAACATCACGCGCACGCATGATTAACAAGAACTGTCCATCATGCACAAAGATAATCCCGGCCGCGCTAATTTGTGCTGCTTCTACTTTCTTAAGTGACATCTTCTTCTCCAAACACTGGCTCTAGGTACTTGACCCAATCGCCTTGTTCTCGTTCATCTTTCCCATTGATTCGAACCGCAAGATCAATGAAGTGTGCACCCTTCAACCAGTTGATGATCGAGTTAATTCGCTGCGCGTACTCTTGATCATCTGTTGCTTTTAGAAACCAGCCCTTAATCCTGGTACTGGCTTGAATTCTGTTCTTGATCGCCATTAGCGCTCCTCAGGAGGGATGGAATTACGTATCATGTGACTTGCATGTGCGTTTTCACAATGATCCCGTACACCAAACAAATGCTCAAAGATGTCGTCGATCTGTACACGCCAGTAGTGACCTTCGGGGTCACCAGCACGCTCAAGACGCCAAGCATAACTGCTCAATGTCTCGTCAGGCCACGCTCCAAACCATGTGGCTATCAACTGGTCTACTGCGATAACGAAGTTCCACAGTCTGCCGTTTGGTTGGAGGCGTTGCATGATCGTCCACTCTACTGCACGGTGGTTTATACGATGGAAGTACTTGGATCGAGACGACTGAGCCAGTCGGCCTCAATATTCTCGTCTTGACCGTCGATACGCATCAAGATGTTGATGAAGTGAGCACCCTTTGCTCGCCTTACGAATTCTGTAATGCGTTCACGTTGGATGTCGCTAACACTGTCTACAGGCAAGAACCATCCAGTGAGCTCGCCTGGAGTAGCTTGAATACGGTTCTTGATTGCCATGATCAGAAAGGTTCTTCTTGTGGACCGTCGAAATCTGTAATGACGATTTCAATCATGTTATCGTTGGGATCGTAGTCTACAGCCACTCCATACGAGCCTACTCGCTTTCCCATCGTCCCAAGTTTATCAGTCTTGAATCCACGTGCTTTCAAGATTTTTGGAATCGATTCCTCACCTGACAAGCAGATATAGAACTGTCTGTAGTAAGAAGGCCCGCGTACAGGTTCATTCTCTTTCTTCAACTTGACTCCGCCCGCGCGGAGTTCATTAACGACAGTGTTAACCGTTTTCGCCATATCTGCCCAACTGAGAGCAGTTTCCTGCGAAGGCTTTGCAGTGACTTTGTTTGTGATTGCCATGATGTGTCCTTGGAACGAAAACGGGAGCTCTATCCGTGGTGGACAGGCTCCCGTTTGAACCGCGTTAGCCTTACGCGAAAGAGTGTTGACCGATTATGTCGATAATCTTCTGAATGTAATCAGGAGAGTAGCGATATGCCAGACGGTAATAGGCAACCATGCCAGCAGCGTCTTGGCTGAAGTTTTGCATTTCCGGGCTGGCGGTAATAGCAGCCTTTTCCTCACCTTCCAAATCTTGCACTTGGACCAACTGATCGGCAGCTACTTCAACTACTTCGTCAGTTTCTTTGGCCAAGATCTTGATCTTGTCGGCGGATGACTCGATTACAAAACCATGCAGCACTTCTTCAGCGTTCAGGTCAACGTATGCTGCGAATTCTTTCGGTTGCGTCATGCTGGCAAGGCTGGCAATCGAACTGAATCGCGGTAGGCCGCCGACCGAAGCGTGAGCTAGATGGATAAGCTCACGCAGATCGTCCCCAGTTTGCTTGGCTAGATATTTGCCCATCGCACCGCTCTTGATTTCCCACATGGAACCATCTGCTTTATTCATCAGCAGGTTAGATGCCATTACCTTGTGAGTATCAGCCGCAGCCTTCACTTCTTCGTCGCCGAAAGGACGCACTTCGCGACTCATCTTGACAAAGCCAACTGCGCTCTTCACGTCACCAGCCGTTGTCAGTTGGCGGAAGGATCCGGCTACAGCCGATGCGTTGTTGTCGAACAGAGCAGCAATTTCTTGACGCATTTGTTCTTGTGTTGGGACCGTTCCTGTGTACGACAAAATCACACGAGCAACTGTTGGGCTCAGCATTTTGTAGTCGTGGACGTTTACAGTAAAGCGGGACAGTTGAGCAGCAACTTTGTCCAGATCAAACAGGCGATATGTATCTTGAGACATGATAAATCCTTTGCATTTCACGGTGTATGGAGCTGATCGTTCTGGTACGGGAACTCATCTTGCTCACACGGTTCAGTAGCTATTTCATCTGATGCTATTTCTGCTTCCTGATCGTCGTTGATCTCTGATAGCATCGCATACAGAATTTCTTCCAGTTCTTCGGGCGTCATATCGATCAACCCCGAGAGCTGGTGGATCTCAACATCTGTTGGATCCGGATGGTAGGAAAAGAAGCAAACGAGTAGGTTTTCTACCGGATCGTCTTCTGGTCCATCTCGTTGGGTTAATCCGTTAATTGCATCGTCTACGGCGTAAGATTCTGGATCTTTCACGTAGCGCGAAAACATCTTATAGATAACGGCTTCAAAATCCTCAAAGGGAACGTTCAGAAGCGCAGCCAACGTATGTATTTGATCGTCTGAGGGAGTTGGATTGACGTCTAGAAAAGCTGTGATGATATCTTCAAGAGTTACATCATCGTTTTGTTCAACGTCTGGCGGAGACTGTGCCTGGACAGTGACGTCCAAGAACTGCTCCGAAGGTTGGGACATATTCGATCTCCGGGCAAATTGAATTGGTGGGCAGCGACCTCTAGGGTACGTAATCAAATTACGGTCGTCTTACATCGAAGTGATGGACAAACTGCATGGTGTTCCGACTGGGAACGTAATTCGGAGCAACGTATAAATAATTGTCGAATTTACGGACGCTCCACTCGCTAGCGCGGCAGAAATTGTCGCAAAATTATTCGCTTCCTTAGATATTACCGCATTCGACCACGCATCTGAACTGTCTTTTAGACGGTCAGCAAATTCACCAGGACTCATCGATCCTTCAATCTTGATCGTTCCTGCCCCACTGTTCAACGAGTGGAATTGCAGACCCATATTAACCAGTCCATAACGGATAAGTGCTTGCGGATTGAGCCAGCATACGCCATCAGCCAAGTTTGAATTGACTTTTCGATTTGCAACACCATCCCAATGAATGAGCATTCGTGGCTCATTAGTGGTCGGCAAATCTGGTCTGTGATCCATATGACCGCGAGCTGCGGCCCCTGTTAGAACTACGATGCCCATATTTCGTCCTTTAGAAGTGATGGGAGTGACGTGTTTGGTGACAACGTCGACATAAAGAAATTAGATTAGCCATCGTCGTAGTTCCACCACGCGACAACTCACGTATATGATGTACGTCTAGCCAGATCTTTGATCCAGGTTTTTGTGGATCATCTGAACCGTGTTTTACGTTGCATTGACGACATCTGTATCCATCTCGTTTAAGAACACGCTGTTTGAGTGTCCACCAATCTTCAGTTACTTTCTTACCGCCGACTGTCGGTGCGTACTTCTTTCGGTATGTATCACGCACTATACGCGTCACACCATTCTTGCCGCGTCGGAACTGCATTTAGTCACTGATGTTATCTATAAGCTCTTGCATTTGGTTTCTATCCATAGAGAAGATCGCACTGAGTTTGATTACAGTAGAGTCTTTTATGATTGATATGGTTATACCGTTCTTTACCGAGAACTTCAGCAAGTCGTCACCAAAGGTGATGCTGTGGTCTTTCGAAGTGTAGTAGACCTCCCAAACACTACCTGCTTGTTCTGCCTTGATCCCTCTATTACTACGCTTCAGCAACGTCAGGAACTTGGTTTGTATCTGCTTCTGTTCAGGAGTTATTCCAATAGCTGACGTTATACGTTCTGAGATTGCCATATTATTGCTTCTTAGCGAACAGACTCTTTAACGCAGTGAATGTGGCAACGGCCTTATCGTGTGCCCATTGAGTAGCTTTTGGAAAGAAGGCTGCAAACACGACACCAGCAACAAAAATCAAAACTGTTGAAAACATGATAGCTCCTATGTGTTAAATACCAAATTCGTCTTGAAGTCCGGCCACTGTTTCGACCCATAAACAGTCAAGCATGTCACCGGGTTTGCCATAACCATCTCGTCCACCAAAAGCGTTTCCGCTTCCAGCCCAAGGATCGAGGATCACTCGATTATGTTCGTCTGTCAGGACCGAATGCATGACATCACCACCAGACGCGCCATACAGCCAGATTTTGTCTTCTGGATTGTAGTTCCTACGTTTGATTGCTTCTGCCACTCGCCCATGACATATGTTTGTTCCATACGGCGGAACGTCGCCAGCTCCTCCGTGTGGAAATAGTGTCTTGAATAATCGTCTGAGAACGTAGTAAACGCTTTTGGACGGAACCGCTGTTTCATGCGTGTACCAGACATCTGGAGGATCCCCACGACGTTGTCGTAAACGTTCTAAGCGATCTTGTATCGAATATCCCAAAACATCCTTAGTTGATTTTGGAGGTGGACTATTACGTTCATGATCACCAGTTATCCATCCATCCGTCCAGTCGATTTCCTTTTGAGTGCCTTTTACGTGAGGTGATTTGCTACTCTTCCCATTGCGACCGGCAGAGTATCCGGCTTTCCACTCTTTGCTGTTTGGATTAGCTTCTTTCGGGACAGCAACGATTCGATTGGTGATCGTCATAAGTCTATTCTCTTCTGATTTGAGAGAAGCTTTGTTCCTACTACAATATAGTAATCACTTCTCTTGACACGACCACCTTTCATATTTTCTGGACGCAAATATGAACTGGGAAAATAGATACACTGGAACTTGCCCTTCATTCGCTGAAGGGCACTAAATAGTTCATACTTGTCAAGAGAGTCAAAGGGTTTTGAAAATGCGAGCACCTTCTTTGGAGTAAGGGTAAACGATAGAACATATCCACCTTGACCGCGAACGTCTTCAAGTTTCTTTTGCTCCACTTTGTCATCGAAAGCTATATAAAGACTTTTAGAGAATTTCATTAGCTGCTTGACACGCTTCTCGTATTCAACTTCTCCAAGCTTGAATACATTCGGATATTTCTTCTTAAAGGTGTGTGGAGATTGTTCTTTCCACACGGACCACATCTTAGAATCTGGATCCAATCCTAGCTTCTTTTCGTAATCTCTAGCTGTTCGTTGAACGTCATCAATAGCATCATTCATTCGCTTCTCTGATTCCTTGAAATATTTTCTAGGAACACCAGATGATGCATATCCTTTCGCTAGATTCAAGTCAGTTGTTAGATGATGACTATTTGGAGGCAGGAGACCTTGTGCCCAGTTTGTATTTAGGTTATCAGGATTTTTCAGTCCTCTTTCGGCTTCTTTCTCAGTGGTTCCGTGGTAGACAGTTACTGAAGGCATGCTGTCGACCAATCTGTATAAAGCAGCCGCTTGTATACGGTTAGTGATCATCGTCTATTTCTGAGTACCAGACAGTTTTCCCAACGTCTTTGCAGAGTTGATCAGAAGCTTTCTTTGGATTCTTTAGATTACTCCTGTCGACACTAAAATCGAAAAAGTCGCTTAACGCATTATGTAGCAGCTCTGCCTTGCCTTTTGTTTTTAGATTGTTAATGATGCTATCGACTTCGTCTGCGTAAAAGAATTTTGGTCTTCCGGGGACGAACTCGTAAATGCGCTTTCGAACGGCTTCGACACGATTTATGATCGCCATGATATTTAGAATCTCCGTGCCCAACGCCATCCAAGTGAGGAGGCTGGAGTGATTGTGATAGCCACTGCTCCGTTCGATCCACGACGCATTGCCGTCAAGTTGTCGACGTTGCCGTCACCGCCAAGGATGCCTTTCTTGATCAGGTTTTGTTTCATGGACTTGCATTCGTTGTCCAGCTGCGATTGCATGTTGTCAGCCAACTGACTATAGTACGAAGTACGATCCACATCCAGCGAAATACCTTGTCCACTAAGATTGAACACCTTTTCACCTTCGGCCAGGAACTGAGCACGCAGGCACATGATTTCACTGAAGCGCAGCCAATACTCGCGAATACCGCCGCTGGCGTTTCTCATGTCAAATGCAGTGAACATGCCATATGCACTGTTGAACGCGTCGCGACCGCGACGCAGGTACGCCAGCAGAATCTGTTCTGTGAAGATGATGTCGTTCGCGCCGAGAATCGAGGACTCAGCTCGATTGACGATAATCCGCATGTCATTTACTGCCTGCATCAAGCTGGCGTTGACGACAAACAGTCGTCCGGTGCTGCGTTCAACATAGTTTGGACGTGCAACATTCGATTGCTTCCACATCACAGTATACGGATCTAGGCTGGCGACCAATGTACCATCGTTAGTCACATTGATCGTGTACAGCCATCCGTCTGCGGTCTGAACAGCTGTAGTCGGTGCGTCTGCAACCAGCTTATCGTTTTTGACATAGATGTCGGCAGTAACAGTGTCGAACGGAGTCGGAGACACTATTGATGCACAGAACGACGCTGCGTCCGATAGCTCGATTACATCTTCCGGGCCTTCTGGAACAGTATTTGGTCCAGTGACAATCAGGTTTTCATACGCATAGTTCTGATTGCCGTTTAGAGTCAATGTCCAGCGAATCTGGTACGACTGACCTTCCAACGTTGGTTTCGTGTTCGATGGAACAGATATGATAGCTTGTGCTTCAACACGTTTGCCACCAACAGTGGTGACTGTCTGATATCCAAACGCCTGTCCAGACGAAAGAACAATCCCATCAATGTCTAGCAATTCCCATCCAACAACACCAGTCGTTGTATCAACTGTTGCTGGAAACGAGAAGTTGACTTTACCTAACGCCGATGTTCCTGCCTCAAGCTTTCCAACCAGAGCCTGGAACGCATCTACGTTTACGTTCTGATAGTTGGCAGCCAAATCAGAATTGTTGACCACTGCTAATTGTTTGGTGTAGATATGACCGCCACTCGTGTTGGCTGTCACTTGCACACCATACGATTGCTTATCTGCCCCGCCACCTACATTAAGGCTGATGGTACTGGCAGTAAAACCTAGTCCGCTGACTGTCAATCCTGTTGGATCACTGACGCTCAAGCTACCGCTTGTGATTTGCTCTCCACCCACAAGTACGTCGGTGAAGTCGACTGAAACGTTTCGTATGTCGGCGGGGTACTTGACGATTACTTGTGTGCTGTTCATAATGTCTTATCTATATCGTGTGAATCCGCTACCATGAATGCTTCGGCAGGGATCGACTCTAACGTTCTTCGTATTGCACGACTTCAGCTCGTTTAGCAAGCTCTCAGGAACATCATCCATGTCGGTCTCGAATGCGATGATCACTTCGCTGTAGTCGTTCTCGTAATACCATTTGGCACGAGCAAGATATCTTTGTCCGTGCTTGAGCATTACCTTGAACGTAGCGTTATAGACGGTTTCCCACTCCTGCTTCGTAGCAGCGATCTCTTGCAAACGAGCTACGGCACCGAGACTAGAATATAGTTTGCCAGTGTATCCAAGCTTCTGTAATTCTTTTTTCAATTCTTCACGTTCTTTAATCGCTGGTGCTTTCTTCTTAGGATCGACATTACGTCTTAGGATTTCTTTGATCTTTCCAAGACGATCAAGAATCTCTTTAATACGTTTGCTGTTGCTAGGCATGATTGACTTTCAGTCTTTCTGCAGTCGTTGGCGCAGACGTTCCATCGCACGTCCGTATCGTTCATCCTGCTCATCTGTCGCTTCTTGTTCTTTCTGCTGTTTGTGGTCTTCGTGAACCTGCTTGAACTTAGAGAACGGCTTCTTTGTCAGATAATCTTTCTGGTTATGAACAGGCTTGTCGAGAAACCACTGTTGCGTGCCAATATAACGAGCAGCAGATTCTGGTTCGTAGAACGCAAATTCTATGTAACTTACGTGATGATTGTCGTCGGGGCCATATGTGACCATTACTCTGATTACATCGTGGCCGTTAGTCCAAAACGCACTTTCATGCATGCTGCCTATTTTACGTGATCTGGCTTTGTCTAGACGGTAGCCTAATTTACGCAAGTCGTAAAGCAACTCTCCAAGAATATGTTCACCATCGGGAATAGGTTCTGTCTTTGACGTCCACCAATCACCAATAGCAATGCTTACCTGAGGTCTAAACACGATGACCGAATGATGCGATTCTACTCGCCAATCTCCAGATAGACCCATGGACTTAAGACGGTGCAACAGGTCAGTAGTCTGTTTGTTACGTCGTTCGATCAGCGATTCACCTTCGGTCGCAAGAACTTTCAAGCGACTTTCTGCTTTCATGTTATTTCCCGTACTTACTTCCAATGTCCGCCATAGCTTTAGATACTCGTTCAAGCCAATCGGCGTAGTCTACAAGTCTATTCGCAGAATCTCTGAGCGTCCCAGCTGCTTGATTTAGACCTTTTACCAACGCACGACGTTCGCTTTTCTTTTTCATGCCGTTGTGCATTAGAACGTCCATTGCCTCATAATCATCTGGTGATTCATTGGACATTTCTGGCCATGCGAAGACATCAAAAACTACATCCGGCCGCTTACCGTCCGCCATGAGAATGATGTTGAACTCAATTTCCTGCCCTTTGTATCGGCCGGATACAGCTAATGCCGGTTCAGTCTCATTATCTGGATTTCTGTCGGCTTTGACTTTAAGACCAAGCTGATATTTGTCAAAGACCTTCTGTACAAACGCAGCTGCTCCTTTTGTGTCGGTAAGAGCCGTTTGTTTCAAACGTTCAGCAGCATGGATTTTGGTGATAGCCATTTACTCTTCTCCGGGATCGTCTTCGATCTTGTTCATGAAACCGACTTTGTAGCTGTGTGGATAGAAGACCATAACGCCTTTGCCTGGAACTTCCCACAGCCAACGGATTGTCTTGGTAATGCGTTTAATCGGAGGACCGTAATCTTTCGCGACTTTCTTTCCAGAACGGCCAAGTGCTTCACTTATCTTGTTTACTACGTCCTGTTCTTCGCTGTCTTTTGCAATCGACCACGAAACGTAATTATCGTCAGATTGTCCGATCTTAGTTGGATGCAAACCAATGTCGATCAAGAACCGTTTAGCTTGGGCTTGATTGGCAATTGCCGCAAGAACGACATTAGCTCTTTGACTGGCGGTCACTCCAACTCCACGTAAGATTTGCTTAAATGCATCACGCTCTGACTGTGGCCGTGTTTTCCAAGGTCCGTAACCTTTCTTGCGAGCATCAAACTCCCAGTACAATCGTTCAGCAGCATCCGATTCGGCTCCAGCTTTTTCACCCATCATTCGCTTAAAGATGCCAGTGATATACGCATAATCTTCAGACTTGCCTTCGTCAGCTGCTCTCTGCTTAGCCTTTGACCAATGTTCTTCTGCCTTATCGACAGACATGCCATGCTTCTCTGCTAATTTCTTAACGTAGGGTACAGGCATACATCACCATGGCATTCCGCCCATTTTGCGGCCTGTCGATGTTATCGACACATAATTCGGATAGCGATAGCAAGCGAGTTCGCCTGGATGGCCATCTTCATGGTATTCTTTATAGATCTTATCCAACTGTGCTTTTGGTCCTTTCACGATCACACAATCGTCTTCTAGGACCGCAGTCGTTCCAGGCCAATGTTCTGGAATGAACGACACTAAGTAATCACGAAGGCGTTTCTTTGCCGCCTTTTGCACAGAGGCCTTGTGGTGAAAATTTATGGCGAAGTTCACCATCTTTTCGAGCTCAGTATCGCCGCTGTCCTTGGCTTTCTTGAGTTCAGAATGTAGACGAGACATTGGAATTGTCTCTCCTTCTGGAATACCAAGCCGCTTGTGCAACTTGCCACGATTCTCAGGTTTGATTTCGACTGCAATTTCCTTCAGTCTATTGGGCGCATTGATCTTCATCAGAAGGTCCATAATTTTGGGGTTTGAATATACTGTCGCATCTGAGACAGAGTTATTGGCAGCTGTGGTATATGTGTTGGAGGACCAGATGCGATTGCTCTGGCGTTCCAATCCCAGTGAGTTTGAGGACCCGCTTGTGTGATTGGAGTTCCATCAGTGAACGTTCCAATGTACGCCGTTCCGTCACCACCTATTACTCTGGCATTTGGATTGATTCGGAAGTCACCAACTTCAGGTCCACCAGTTCCTAGAGCCATTCCTAACCAGAATGCATTGGCATTGCCACTCACCTGATCGGCAGAATCAAGGCCTACACTATGAGCATCCTGACCAGACGCTGCTTGCCAATCATTTAGGTGGAATATCAGAGAGCCTTTCCATTGTCCTTTTACGGCACCGGGTCGGAAGCCAGACGGATTGCGCCACCACGCCCATACGTTATAATCTCCAGTGTACGATCCTGGATCAGATCCATCCCAAATCTGTATGTTGGTATCGTTTGTGTCAATGACACAGAAGTTGACGGCAATTGATCCACTTGTAACGTTGATCGCTTGACCATTGTCAGAAGATAGCACAGTGTGCGACATTGGTAACGGAACTGTTCCTACGGTGTCCATTACCATCTGAGCACCTTTCTTTCCCCACACAGCGCAGTCAGTGATAGAAGCAGATGCGTTTACAACGGCGTGGATTTGTGTCATTGCAGCGACACCGCCGTTATAGTTAGAGACTTGATCGTCCCACATCAGTAGTCTAGTCACCGTTGACCCAGGACCCAAGAATATTCCGTCACTGACAACGTTGTGACAATAGATTCCTTCTAGATGCCCACTTGATGCAGACAGATGGGCCAATCCATTTATTCCAACAAAGCCGCACTGTTCTGCATCCAGACTCTGGATATCTGTTGATCCGCTGTGCTCAGAAATTGCATGAACTGTGAAATTCTGGCCGCCTAACGTAGCTTGATCAAAGATGGCAAATCCACGTTTTATCACTGGTGTAAAACCAACAGGATTATCACGATAGGCGACCATCAGATTTGGATCAGACGGTATATCCAGCTCAGTCAAGATGAAATCTTGTGTCAATGACGCTTGAGTAACCGTATGGTGGATAGTTCCATCTCTAACAATGAATTGTTGAGCCTGTCCTGGGCCCATCTGGAGCGCGTTGTAATGCGCCAGATAACGCTTCATTTCGATTGGACCATTTACGTAGCATGGAGTCGCTGCGTTGTAGCATCCGATCGCCCAATCGTATTTGCTGATCTCAATCGTGTGCGAGTTAGGCACCGTTTTCACGTACACGTTTGTTGTCAGGGAGATACGTGAATCTGCATACCATCCACCGTTAGCTTCCAAATCAGCCAATGACGAGGCAAACCGTGGGCGTATACCATCTATCCACAGACCAAGTAGTTCGGTGGTCGTCGGATTCGTATTGTCACGTGTGAACGAAACTTGGTAGATATCAGAATATGTTCCGTTCTGTGTCCACCCAGTAACGACGACTGCTCCATCCATTACCGGAGGGGCACCTGTTCCGTACGATCCAAAGATGATGTTACCAGAACTATTGACGTCTAGAAGATATCCACGCCAGTACGATCCACATGCCAGTCCAACTGATTGACCGGTGGTTAGCAACGGAACGCTGCTCAGCGATTGGAAGGCAGATGCTTTAGATGTACCGTTGTTCGCATCGTTCCCGTTTACCGAATCTACATAATAGGTGAAATTCTGATTTCCGGCCGCTGCAAGAGCTGCTAGAAAAGCATTTGATAACATCATCTGGATTACGCTCCAGTAGAACCAGTAACGTTGTAAGCGTCCTGAGCAATGTTTACTAATCCAATCGTAGCTTTCTGGCCTGACGTCGAATATTGATCGCCAACATTTGTCATAGTTACACCAGATGCGGCAGCAAATGTAACTTTTCCTGTATTCTGTTGATGGACTGCACATCCAAATCCAGAAGCGAGTCCTTTAGGAATCGTTAGTACGATCGCCGACGTGACGTTCGACACCAAAGTACGTCCGTTATCTTGAGCGGTCAACGTTCGTGATGCAGTGATTGCCAGCGGACCAGTCAGCGGAGCTGCATTCGATGGATTGGCATTCGAAGGAACAATGCCCGTCACTTCGTCGAGTTCAAACCCATTCAGAGCCGCATCACGGATCACTAAACGATAGCTCTTGCCCTGCAGGACGTAGGTCTGAAACAATCCATTTGGGTCTGTATATCCAATTGAACCCAAGAAACGACCGTCTGACGTGAATGTACGAACAGGAATACTAGAGTTGTCTTCGTAGACAGTCACTTCTTTTCCGACATACGCAGCACCGTTCGAGTCTAGGAACGTGTAGGATAGCTTTGCTAGATTAACGGGATTCATTTGGTACCTGTTCTCTCTTTAACTAGATCTATGTGTTTGCAGTCTACTTTTCTGAACACAAACTGCGGACATGTGCATGTCCATTTGCCATTCGGTTTTAGTGTCACGAAATAGAGCTTGTTTGGATCGGATTTGGATTTGACCTTCCATACTTTACCTTCACCTTGAGGTTTCTTCAACAACAGGTTATTCTTGTATGGATCGATAAGATATTTGGGCTTCAAGGTCATAAAACTGAAGCCACGTTCTTTAGGTGGAACGAACGCCCACCCTAGCTTGTCGAACACATCTTCTTCAGTACGTCCGGCTAAGAATCTCTTGTTATCAGCACGGAACAGACCATGCTGATTGAGCAGCATTCCCTTACTCTTGGCGTAACTGCGCAGACCTTTGTTGAAATCTGCACCTCCCGTACTATGAAGCAATCCGCTACCTATCGCGCGAGGCTTGACGTTTACAAACTCGACTTGAATACTCTTCTTTCCGAACGGCACAGTGACGGTCAACATTCCGGATCCTGCACGAGGAGCTTCTGTTGCCGCAGCATGTTCAACCAAGTCAGAGAGCAAGGCAGCCATATCGCAATTGACTACCACAAAATCTAAGTCACCAATATCAGTCTTGCCGCGACGATATGAGCCCGCTAGCTGGAAACCCTGACAATGACGTTTGATTAGCGGACGTAACTGAAGCGCTAGTTTCTTTGCTTGTTCGCGTGTCAGTCTGTCTTCGGTATAAGCACCTGCTAGCGACAACAGGCGCGCAAGTGCTTGCAGTTTCATTAGATGCCTTTGTCGTCGTCTTTAATCGCGTCTTTAAGTGCTTTGAAAACAAACTCAAAATCTTTGAGTGAGTTAGTGACACTTGCATGATCGACGTAAGAACTTCCATCATTCTTCTTGAGAACATCAACAATTGGTTTCAACGTATTAAGGCCAACTCTGATGATCGCCATTCCTTCAGATATCTGTGCTAGACCACTCTGTATCTTCTGTTTCTGTTTAACGTCTAGAACACCAGCGGCTTCTTTAAGCCGTGCGACAGCTTGAATCCTCATTTATTCACCTCTGAATAGCGAGTGGATAGGACACTCTGCACCGTCGAATACATCGGCTAGAAAGTCAAACACACGTTTGTATTTCGGTGAACGGGACATAACATCTCTTTGATCCCTATCTTCGCCTATAGCCAGAACTTCTAAGAAGTTTCCGTTCTTTCCATACATCTCAATAGCCTTTGGATTCTTGAGCTTACTGACATTCTGTCCGGAAAGTTCTTTGCATGTTGCTTCTAATTCTGCAGGCTTATATTTCCCTTTGGTAAGATACCACTCGGCGCGTCCATAATAAGAGTCTTTTCTGCTGTTGTTGTCGAGTCCAATTTCCTCGACTGCTTTCACGATTGTCGGATATTTGCTTAACGTAGGGAAGGATTTTAGTGCTGCGGCTAAAACTTTCTTAAGACGAACAGCGGCTTGAAGTCTGATCTTCATGATATGTCTTAATTTCCTTTGTTGACGATCTTCACTACTTCACGTAGCTTTTCGTCACTCATCTTGAATTGCTTCTTCAGCCAATCAAGATCTTGCACAGAAATCTGGTCGTCACGAGCCAGATTGACCAGACTGTATTTCGCGCCCCATCCTCCGTCGCTGGCTTCCAGCAGTCGCATCTTTACCTGAGCGCGCTTAATGTGTGACAGCATTGCTTTAACTTGCGGATACAGAGTATTCATCAACGAACGTGCTTCTGCTTCTTTTACCGCTTTCAGGAACCAGAACGTGAAGCTAGATTCATCTACCTCTACATCACGTACACGCTCGGCTCCAGTTTTCAAGAACTTCTTGTCAATCCCTACCAGATTATGAGGCAAAGTGCCGATAGCTGTCGCGATATTTTCTAGGCTAAGTAGATGTCCGATTTCGGCCAGCGCTTCCTTATCAGTCGTCACTCGTTTTCCCGCATCAAAACGTCCTGGAGGCTGGAAATCGTGCATTACAGTGACGTAGGTTTCGACACTCAGTTTCGTTTTGTCGGTAGCTATTGGAACCAAAACGCACGTCAGAACGATGTAGAATTTGGGCCATGTTTCGCCGTTTTCGTCTGAGAGGTTTTTTAGTTCAATATAAAGAGTGAAAGACAATTCTCCTGTCGCCATCTCAGTAGCGTATACAGCAGACTTGGCTTTCTCAAAGTCAAGATCTTCGTTCAGACGCGCCGCAACCTTCTTGGTCATTTCCTTGAAGGCCGTTGGGGCGTATTTGGTGCCGATATCGTTTAGAAAGTCGAGAGCATCCTGCAGCTTCTTTTCGGCTCCGGCTTTCATAGTCTTGATCGACTTCAGCACATCTGGCTGCCCACGAACGCCGCGAAAATTGATTTCGACCGACGCATACATGGTCTCTAGTTCTTGGACCTTTTCTGCCAGTTGATTGACGACCTCAAAGTTGGAGCGCAGAGCATCCATCTTGGGAATCACCACTTTGTCAATCTGATTCGTGATTATCTTTCCGCCCTTCTTGGGGCCATCAATATCCTGACCGACTGTGAATTTGATGGCCGAGGTCTCAGCTCGTGCGAATTGAAGTCGGTATGTACGCAGAAGCGCGTCAGCGTCGTTTAGTTGATCTTTAATCTGTTGCAGATGTCTTTCAACGTCGGTAAGGCTACGATACTGCGTTGCGTCAGCAATCTCAGTACAGCCCATCAATCGTTTGATCGCCATAATTTCCTCTATGAATGACGGCGGTTCGGTTTTCGATAAATCAAATCGAAGCCGCCACCCAACTATCTTGTGTATGGAATCCAATTACCTCACAGGATCAACGAACACCAATTGTTGATCCCGACGAAGGAAATTTGAATATCGCAAATCTGTTCCATCAGACTGATCGCCAAACTGATCTATCGCCAATAGCACTTCTGCCAATTTCTTGTCTTTCAGAGTACGAACATTCTTGCGTGAATCCGAATAGAATTCGTACACAAGTCTTCCTTCATCAACTGTCTTATACAAGACATGGGTTGATGCTCCTGTTTTCTGAAGAACCTCGTCGACAAAGGTGGATGAAACGCGAGATAGTTTCTCCATAAACACCACGTTATGCAGGTATCGTTGATAGCCTTCTTGTTCTATTTGGAGAGAATCAACCTTATAGATCTTAGGAACGTAAGGATTCTCCGGATGCTTCTTGCACCATTCCAACCATTTGGTTGCTGACATCCATTTCACTTGTCTGTAGACCTTCACTGCTACGTTCTTCAAGGTGGGGTGCTGGAACACTGTTCCGAACGCTCCATCACCTAATACTCGCAGTTTATATTTCCTTTTCAGAATCTCAATATAGTCTTTATAGGTCTCAGCAGTCTCTGGACGATTAGTGATCGCCATAATTTCCTAATCCTAAGTGAATGACGACGGAACGGAACGGTTTCCAGAATGAATTCTGGTCCAACCACCGCCACCCAACTATCTTGTGTATGGAATCAAATTACCCACACGAAATGCCGATCACGATTGCATCCCCATAGATTCTCGATCCATGCCTGTTCCCGTGGGTTTTTCGATCGGACGTCCATTTAATCCCATACGATCAGCATGTTCATATTCTTCTTGGGTTCCCACATCATCGTTGAGAATATCGGCTTCGGTTGCAAATGGATTATCGAGCCCTTCACCGATTCCACGATTATTTGCCACGGCTAGAATACGACCCAATCGTCTAATGTTAGCGTAAACGGTTTCCATACTATTTGCTCTTAATGAAAGTGACAAAATAATGCGGATTTACTTTCTTGAATCCATTCTTAAGATAGAACTTACGGACGATATCTACTGGGACATTCGCAATCTTTGCGGGCGTTAATCCAACCATCGCTGGGGACTTCAACTTGGAAAACCATTTCTGCAACGCGATTCCACCTATTCCCTGACCTTGCCACTTTCTTTTGATTTCTAGGTAGTTCAGATAATAGTAGTTGAATCTATATCGTGAAGGAACAGCAGACATAACATCAGCTAATCGTGATTGATCTGGAGCCAATTTGTCTAAGAAATTCTGGACAGTAGTATTCAATGCGTAGTCCGAGATCAAATAACCGACATACTCGTTATCCAGATAAACATCATAACTGATGTCATAGAAATCACCGCTTTTGACAGGACGTCCATCGACCTTCAGTTGAACTTGTGACCACAAATCTACAGTCTTGTTCGTGATTGGCATTACGTTCTCCGTCCACCATCAATATTGTCTCTTATCATGTAAGTGGATTTCTGATGCGTTGGGTGACGACGTGGGAGCAAGTTCAATAGTTCTGATGGTTGGAGCGCACGCACGTTCACGTCCCAGCCCAGAATATCACGTTTGTTGGTCTTCCAATCAGTTACTGAACTGACGACCAATGCCTTCCCCAACGTACATTCGACCAGCATGTCTTCACGTTCGATGTTTGGAATCTCTGGACTCGCATACAACTGCATGTCCTCCAAATTTTCCACGTTCTGCATGTTTGCTCCAAACGTCCCGCGTGGGAAATCGAATAGAGCAGGAATGGCCGACAAATTGAATTGGAGCTCTACGTGCGTGAAATACGTCAGGCGTTCAAACTGGAATCTGAACGTATGCGGACGTCCGTCACAAAACGCTCTTAACAAGTCCATCGAATACGAAAGACCGTCAATTGTGATGGTCAGTGGGTGAATCTGCAAATCGTTGTTCCACAATCTGAATGCATCAACACCAATCACTCCTTTTGGTAACGTGACGGTAAACGACACATCTGTCGTAAAGAATGAATGCGGAACACGGTTTGGTTCAATAGTTCCCACCAGATTGGAGATGGCAGGCCATTGTGTGCATATCACTAAGCGCAATCCGTTCAGCAACGTAAATCCACCGACATATCCGGTCCCGAAACAAACTGCGCATTTGCTGTCATTAGCATACGCTTCAATGTCCACCAGCTCGCTAGCATCATCTGCTGTTTGATCAACAATATCAGCCTGTGCATCATCTTCGTCACCATTCGCTGCCCTAGTGACTGTCGCATTAGGATTATCGAGTACGTCGTCCTCTAATTCCCAATCAGCAACTGGTTTACTGTTGTCTAGCACGTCATAAATCTGCTCGTCTCGGGGTTGAGATTGACCACCACGAGGGGCACGCAGATCGTCACGCATCGGTTCTTTTACGCCGTATGGATTGACACGGAAAGATAGTCCTCCGGTCAATATTTTCTCCATCTGGCCTTTCTTCAATTTTCCTGTTTGCTCGTCAAGAATGCTGGCCTGTGCTCGTCTAGAAGATTGACATGAACACGGAGTTCCGTGTTTCAATCTACTGTAGACCAACGTTTCATATCCATTTGCTTTGAATGCGTTCGCATATTTTCGCTGTTGGACTGGAACCAGAGCATCCAGCGTCTTCCGAGCCACATCCGCTGTGCGACTATTTGGCGGAAGGATTTTATTGTTCGAGCGGCGTTGAAAAGGCACGTTCTCAGCTCCTGGACTGCAATTTAATACTGAATCAAATTAAGGCCCAGGATGCAAGTCCGCTTTGTAAATGAGAATGCTATGTCCACCAGATCACAGAACAAAAATGCGCTAAGAATCTTTGCCCACGACCCGGGTTCCAAGAACTATGGATTTTCGATCGTTGAAGGCCGATTGATTGACGATCGAGTAAAATTCGACGTGCTGATCAATGGATTATGTCCGTGTCCGATAAATAACCTGAAGGATCACAGGGAGCGACAGGAACAGAGTCGTGCGTTTCTCGAATGGGCAACAGAAATGGTGGACAGATGGAAGCCAAGGGGGATTTATGGCGAACGATATATGACACGAGGCATCAAAGGACCGACTGTTGAAGCCGTGAACATGATGCTCGGCTTATTGCAATCGCTAGGATTGCCAGACGCGTATATTCCGGCAGCTGTGTGGAAGAACGCGGTTGCTCGTCATGGAATTGAGCTGAAAGATGAATATCGTCTGTGCAAGACGGCACCTCACCAATTAGATGCAAGCCTAATTGGCGTGTACGCGTTGCATCAAGCTCTGGGACAGAAAGATTTTGGGACCATGGGTCGGAAGCGATTCTATCGTCTAATGACCCAAGTTGAAGACACAAGCACAGCGAAACTCTACAACAGAAAGAACGAAAGATGAACGATAATACTGATATTCGAAAGGGATTTATGTGTTCCACAAGTTTCCGGTATGAACTTGGTGAAGCCAAAGGTGGAGTAACGATATTCGCATCTGAAGATGACCTGAAAAGAGAGCAACCTGAATGTTCAGAATGTGGAATTGTAGAAGTCGAAGTGAGAATCGCTAAGATTGCTGCAAAAGGAAATGGTGTCTGAGGTGTATTGCGGACTTGAGCATCTAGAACTGACGGTCAGTTTGTGTCCCGTAAAATGTTGTTATCGACGTGGAAATGGGCAATGCGGATTTCAAGAACTGAGTGACGATGGGGTCGACGTTCAAACAATTGCTGCGATAAAAGGGGAAAAGACATTCAAGGTGAGGACCGCAGCGACGGCGGCGACCAAGAATATCAAACTCGGACTGGCAATCGACAGATATGCTGAATATATCCGACAATCATTTCCGAGACATATTGAAAAGAATAGCCAAGTTGTAGACTTTCCGCCCATCAAGGTGGGTGAAACTGTAAATGAGAAGGACAGCCACGTTAGCGTCGTACTCAGCACTGTGTTTGGATTGGCACCAAATCAACAAAAGAAATTCTGGTCGCCAAAACGATTCACAAAATGGGCACAACGAACAGGGTCAACATTCAAGCTAAATGACGTAAGAGAGTCATTAGCGTCAATCAAACTGTAGACCAATAAACGCGAACAGCGGGGCACGTCATTTTCAACAATCTACAGTTAGGATACACAATCTATGGCAGAAGTAATTTCCCGCGGTCGTAAATGGACAACTCTTGAAGAGCTGGAGAAAGCAGATCGCGGTCCAGTATGGGTTTTGAATAACACACGTGACTCCCTTGAAGGTAAAGTCGTTATCTCTATCCCGAAGAAAAATGGTAATGGCGCAGATATCGTCAGGGTGCCAAAGTCGTTTATTCCTTTTGACATTACGCAGCAGGTTCCGCGAATGCAAGTGCTGGATTCGGCTGATTTCCGTAAGACGATCAACACGCGTCTGCTGAAATTAGTTACTCCAGAGTATGCAGCTGTTTTGCTTTCTACAGAAGAAGCGAAGGAAGAAATTACTAGACTTCGCAACGAAGAACAAAAAGCCAGAATGGCGCTGAAGAAAGCTGGTGTGATGGCAGAACAATCGTCTGGCGTCGGCGAAGACGACGAAGACGATTTCTTCGACGTGGCTACCGAAGGATCAAAAAAGAAGGCCCCTAAAGCTCAGGCTCAGGCAACAAAAACTACAGAAACGAAGCCAAAGAAGGGACCTTCGATCAAGGTGCAGAATCTTGTGGCGCGAGCTCATGAAGACGAAATGAGCGAAACTCAAATAGTTGCCAAACTTAAGAACATCAGTAACTTGCGTAAAGCAGATCTGGCGTTTTTGAGTCGTGAGTTCACGAACAAGACCAAGGTAATGAAACACCTTAAGGCAGTTCTTAAAGAACTGAACGCTGAGACAGCCTGATAAAATCAGAGGCGCAAATGACAAAGCCCTGTAGACTCATCATCTACAGGGCTTTTCTTTTGGACATTCCATTCTCTCTACATTCGTGCTTCGAGCTCACGACGGACTTGATATAGGAGAGTTCTTAGCCTCTCGTTTTCAGGCACATTCGGAGTGCAACGTTGCATCTCTATGATGTGTTCACGCATCTTACGCGCATTCCGCTTTTGTATGCGTTGATATAGCAGCTTTTTGAAGAAGTTCATGTGTTGCGTTTGATAGATGTCTGTGCTAATTCGTAAAACACCTTCTTCCATTCTTCAAGCCAATGATGGTCTCCACCGCGTAGATATTTGTCAGGTGGTTTCGGTTCTACGCCCATCATTTATTCCTTCGGGTAAAGGTTCAACGTATCCCGGTGCTCCGGGTAACGGAGGGCTAGTGTTCATCAACTGAGCATGCAGCTGAACGAATTGATCGTGTGCCTCTGCAAGACGGATTATCTTAGAGAATCCGAATCCTACAGCAAAGGCCATTACTAGTCTGAACGTGACGGCAATAAATGCTTGGTCTTCTTGCAGGACTGTCATGCATAAGGTTAGAGAGATGAACAAAATGACCATCAGCTGAATCCAGTAGTATGACGATCGCATCCTTCGTTTGCAAACGTTTATCTGGTTGATAATCGAAATCTGTTCGTCGGTAAGGCTCCACTCAGAAGTATCTACGTGCGGCAACGTGTTCTTGATTTCGTTCCATAGATTAATGAAGTTCACAACCGAATTCCTTGTTCTCTCTTTCGATCAAGCTTCTGCATCAACTCTTTGAGTCCATTATGATTTAATGCCTTCTGGGTGATCACCATTAGCTTGTCAAGCGCAGATGATACGAACGATTCAGTTGCAAGTTGAGGACTGCCTGACGTTTGGCGCACCACACAAGCCATTGTGACGACATCGTTGAGTTCTGAGTTAATTCGTCGTTTGTGCGCTTGTTCGTCATAGACTCTTGGATCTCCAAGCATAGTTGACGCCCACGCCCTCTTGATAGCTGCTGTTGCCACAGCAATCGCTTCTTGCTCAGTAAGAAGATGAGTTTCGGCCGCAGCCTCCATCACTTCCTCGATCAGGCCGCACACGTGATTCTGTGGCGTTTCGTCCCAAATGTCGATGCAAAGTTTGGCAACCACATCTTCCATCCGTCTTGCGTTATCCATTTTGGTCCTATGTTAGAAGGGTCAACATCTTCATGGCATACATACAGAGGGCAACACAAGTGATGCGACGCAGATGTAGTTTAGGACTGAGCCAGCCGAGGTCTCGCAAGCGTTTAAATCCCACGATTGCCGCGCAGCTTACCATTAAGCAAACATCAATCATTGCACCCGCAACCCATAGCAAAGCGAAGATTGCAATTAGGTTGTATCCGGTTAGGTGAAGGTTAACGATCGCAGCAGCTGTGAGCATTAGTCCAAAAATGGTACCAAAGTTCCACAAATAGAGTTCTAAATCGTGCATGTCCTTATTCATTTCTTGTCCTTTGACTTCGGAAGTGGCTCTAGTTGGAAGGTAGGACCGTCTTTTGCTGTCAAGCTGGTCGTCAGTGCTACATGGTAGAGTCCGTACTTGGGATCGTCAGGACTGCCAAAACAATGATCAGCAAGCGCTTTGACAACTTTGCGGATATTACGCCATTGGACTTCCTCGGGCGTTTCAGTTGACATCTTTAATTTCCTTTCTATCAACCTTCTTCTGTTGTCCGCGAAGCGCTTTGCTGACAGCTCGTTTCACCTTCTTCACGTCTTTACGACGATTGCCATAACGTTCACCGCTAAACGCTGGATCGTGTTCCGCGCGCTCACCGTCCTTAAAGCGATTGACGGTTCGTCGTTTGGTAGTGTTCTTCGTGCGACTCATAGGGAGAGTCCATCCGCATTGGTCATCATACGTTTGAATGACTTCCAGAAAGCGTAGTCTGAGTCATTGCCAGACATGCCATCGTTACAGTTGAACCAAACAACGATCTCACCGTCTTCGACGTAGAGTTCTGTCTCAAGTTCGATAGTTACTCGTTGGTTGATCACGTTTGTGAACGTGCATTTCTTGCGATTGCGATTGAACTTCATCTTGAAACCACAGCGTGTGGCTATGTCGATGACACGTTGTAAGTACCGGCTCATTGTCACCACCTTCCTCTCTTAGGACCTTGAATGCGTTTGCGACGTGATTCAGCGACAAGACGCTTCCTATCCCTGTCGGACAAGGAATCTAATGGATAGCTAGTATCCAACTGTCCTTCCTCACGTTTGAGTGCAAAGACAGTTGGGGTATTACTAGATACTAGCGTTAGTAGAGCTAGCATCGTAGTAACGCGTAGCTGCGAAGTTTTCACACCAAAGGCGGGTAAACGCCAGCGCTGTGACCTTGTGGAGCGTTCTTGTAGATTCTTTCAGTGTTCGCTCGTACTTCTTTTATGGTCCATCGTTTTTCCACTATTCCGTTTTCGAACACAGTTTCCATCAATGGAACGAGCTTCAGTCTTTCGATGGATTCGGTGTCGCGAATGTCACGTACATACAAAATGTCATCGTACTCCCAATTACTTGGGTCAAGAACGAATGTTTCAACCAGACCCATCTTCGAGTTCTTGTTCAAGATACCAGCAGGCTGCTTATAGACATTCCGCCACGAACCATGGGTTAAACGCACAGCCGAGCATTTGTATGCGAACTGGAGATCATCACGACCTACCAACTGGAGTTTGGCTCCGCCTTGGCCAAAGGCGAAGTTTTCTGCTGAGAAGCCCATGATAGACACCATCATGTTCTCGATACGATTGATGACTTCGTGCGTGATACCATCACCCCAGATAAATCGGAAGTAGTTGAAGATCTTGTAGCCCTTCTTGTTGGTCGTATAACCAACGTTCCGTGCTACGATCTGTGCCAACTTTGGAAGTAGTTCGGTCGGATTTCCACTGTCAGGACGCAACACACAGATGGCATTGCGCTCCTTCAGGATCTTGACGATCGGTCCATCAGGATTGGTGATCCACTCGACAGCACGTTCCGGATCATAGCTGTCTATCACCATCGCATATGGGCGACTCGAATGTGCGTAGATTTCCGTCATGTTGAGGAACGCGTCGTTTTCACGATCCTTGCCCCACGAAGTAACCGTGCTGTGCTCCATAGCCGGAATCGAGAATCCAACCTCGTTCGGTGCCGCACCATAGTGCCAACACATGAACGGGATAGAACCGAATGTGTCAGTGCCCAACGAGTTGAACGTGTGCGCTCCTCCACCGTAAATACCCGCTCCTGGAGCAACGCCACGCCATCCGAAGTCGTGGTCGCGGAATAAACGACCTGGATCGTAGAGACCAGCGTCGACACTCAATTCGTAATACTTCCCGATTGTTTGTCTGAGGTAGTAGTCGTTTGTTGCAACAGTAGACATGTACCAAAGATACGACAGACCCATCGTCTCTACCCATGTGGTTAGGGCCCGAGTTGCACGCCCACCGTTGTTCTCCACGGTCACCAGCGGATTACGTGGCGGGATCAGAATCCCTTCTGGTACCGCACGAATTGTCAGTGGGATTCGTCCACCATATTCTTTGACGATGGTCTTCCACATTTCGTACGGAAAGGGTACGCCATGCGCTGCCCAATACTCACGTGCGAAATTGACTTCACGCATGTTTGTGCCTTCCGCCAACTTGTCGACGAAGACTTGGTTTCCAGCCATCATCACATGATCGACTGGAGCACCCCGCGATTCTCCATAGCTGTGGACGGTTTCCACCTCCGGTGGATACTGAGGATCCATTGATGGTTTATAGCTGTCCGTGTAGAACGGAATGCTTTGCGTCATTTTCTCGTATTCAGACCTGAATACAGGTTCTCCGTCGATGCGCATCGGACCCTTGTTCGGATCGATCTGGTTGTCGGTATAAACTTCTTGTTGCTCGGTGTTTGCCATTTTCAAGCCCCTTTCGAATGGCCGGTTGAGAAAAGAAAAGTCTGCTTCAGATTGTTGATGAGGACTTCAGCCCTCCACAGCAGGCGAAACCGTAGTGGTGCCTGTGTCGGAATCGGTTTTGTCATGTTGTCTCCTGCTACCAATTTCTCTTTCGATTACTTCAAGTATTGTTGATGCACGTATTCCATCATGGATTCCATCACCTAAGTATTTGTTCCCCAGATTGCGGAGCCACGATGTTATGCGTTCGTATTCTGTACTGGAATGGGTTCCGGTTCCTTCCACACCAGAGGCGATTTCCCGTAAGCGGTCGCGCTCCTGCACAAGATGCTCCCAGATGCCGGGGATCATTTCGCACTGTTCAACAAACGGGATGTTTGGAGAATGGACGGTCGTCGTCATCGCGTACATCTCGCGCCCCAGCTTCTCGAAAAGGACTCGTTCATTCCATGTCATCGTGGGCCGCTCTACCTTGTTGTCAATCCAGCGAGGCATTGCAAGCACCCCACAAGGCTGCGCTACGACCAAAGACAGTCGGCATTTCGGTCATCGTCAATGCATTCGGACATGGAGCGGCTAACACTACTGGCTTTTTGGCTTCAGTAGCTGAGGACAATTCTTTAGCAAAGGTAACACCATTCTTATTGGGGCCTTCACTGAAGGTTAAGTTGACAGATACGTCTACTGGACGTGACTTCAGGACACAAACCGCAAGATTTTCTAACTCCTGTGCAGTTTTCCACGTTACTTCATACGGGAACACAAGTGCGGGATCCTGTAGGATATTGTCGGGAATCGTTAAATCGTTTGCAATTCTTTTAGCCGTCTTAGTAATGAAATCGTTTATATTAACGCTCCTTCTAGAGACGAGTTCAAAGCGTCTCTTTATGAAGTGGAAACCTTCAAAACCATGGACCTCAACACTACCATCGCCAGAAATGTGCGTAACTTCGTACTCACGATTTAACTCGAGTCGTTTTCCATAGTCGAGATCAATACATCTGACTATGTCACCTACTTGAAATTTCTTCGGAGCTGTCTCTTTCGATTCAAAAAGATCCTCGAACGGTGACATTGCATCTGGCATGGATAACTGATCTCTTCGCTTCTTTGACGTCTTTGCTGCTCTTCTTACTAGTGTGAACCGTGTCCTATCCCACCTGTAAGACCAGCCCTCAACACAAATGTCGTCAGCCGATATAAAAGTGACCTTGTATTCGTTTCCAATCTTGAGAAATTCTCCCATTGGACGAACACAACGTACGATGTCTCCGACACCAAAATCATGCAGATCTTTTTCTGTATTCATGGTCAGAACCTCGGTGCTTTCGTTGTGGGGCCACCCGGAGTGGCGGTTGAAACTCTACGGGCGGCCTTTGGCATAGAATCTGCTTCAGCTTTGGAACTCAGCTTCTTTGCCTTCTCGATTGCCTTCTTCAGATGAGTCATGACTGAGTTCTTCCCTGTAGGCTTCAGCTGAGAGTAGTCTACGTAGACTACGTTTGGCTCCTTAGCATCTTTCTTGGTTTTTCCTTGGATTACGTATCGTACGCATCCATTCATGCTATCGTAACGTGCGATAGCAATTCCAACAGTGCCTGATACGATGTCTTCATACTCATTTCCAAGTTCGATTCCCGTGTCGGCAGGACACGGAATACCGCTCTTCATGATGCCTTGACTGACATACTCCAATGATTGGGCATCGATTTCATATCCATCTGGCATCTTGTCAGCACCCGGCGCACAAGGTGGTTGCAAGATAAATCGTAGGTTTCCGTTCATGAGAACGACGCGACTTGTGATGATACCTTTAAGCCCAGTCGTCAAGTCTTTGGCTTCGCAGCCAAGCGCTATTTCTTGTTGCATGTTTGTTGCTCCAGTTGATTGATGTTAATTGACTAGATCGAGATGCACGCCAACCAGTTTGCATAATCGCTCACACTTCTTGTGTTCACCAACTACAAATCCGGTTAGGTGTGGTCTTAGTTCTTCCGCAAGTTGTTTGGCTTCATCCACAGACATCACTACTTGACGTTGAGGTACGTCAACACCGTTCTTGACTAAGATGTGTGATCTTTCTATCTTCATAGATGTCCTAGATGGTTTTGCTGTACTTGGGATACGCAGGATTCAAATGAGCAGGCGTCGGAAACGCGTTCAGCAGATCGTAGCCGATGTCTTGGTGATCACTGTGACATTTGTAATGATTCAGGAAGTCGTAAAACGGAACCCACTGTGTCTCACGAGCATCGTCGCGTGCCTTTGTTTTAGGCATCGTGCCATCGCGATTCGGCTGTACTTTCAGATGATAGGCAACCGTGATTCTCGGTATACCCATGTCGCGGTCTGGGCTGTCGTATATCTTGTAGTTGACAAGCTGTGCTTCCGGCATCTTGTTGCCTTCAAATTCAACAGCAGAACTCATCAAAGCGGGTAATGGAATTCGTAGTCCTGTCTCTTGACGAAGTTCTCTTAGAGCACACTCGTAGAACGTTTCGTTGTTTTCCTTGAATCCACCGGGCCAAGCCCAACACCCAAGTCCTGGACTATTGCCCCGTTTGATCATCAACACATGTCCAGCACACTCTACTACGACATCACTGCACACGAACTGGAGGGTGTCTTTGTATAGATAGGTGGCGAAATCTTTTGCTTCTTTTTGTAGAGCTTTCCGGTCAGCAAGCAAGTTATGCAGTTCTTGTCCTGTCAACTGCAAGTGATCTGAGAATGTGACGTTGTCTTGTCCCATCTCGGCAAAGGAAAATTCCTTGTCCCGCATTTCAGTAGCACACCCATCCCATCCGGAATGAAGCTCCTCGTATGGCCAAAGCTTGAAGTCCTGGAGATATCCAGTATCTGGCTTTGTGTGTCCAAACAAGATTGGCTTCCTGTCGAAGCCTGCAAAGTATTGATGATTGGTGTCCATCAAATGGTCGACTGCTGCGCACGTATCCGTCACCCATTGTTGGTTCGAATAGCGGTAGTCGTTTAATGGATAGATGCTGAACCCGATTTTCAAGTTTTCGCTCAAGTACTGACGCATGTCAGCCCATCGCTCTTCGTATGTGAACGGGTTGCGTAGTGATCTCGGCCTGTTCGCCGAGCCGATCAGTACCAACAAGTGATCACATTTCTGTGCTGCCTGTTCTATGATCGAATTGTGTCCGCGATGACGCGGTTCGAAGCGCCCAAGTAAGGCACCTACTCGTCTGCTCATAAGTCAGCCCCTGACTAGTGGTTGGAGAAGGTTTTGTGCTGGTATGCACTTACCAATTATTTACAGTGTGATAATTTCAATTGTTTCAATCCCTTGACGAAGGGAATCGATTAAGAAAATCGACCTGTCACTTTCGTGTCTGATGGCACGCATTGCCATGATTACAGAGATCTCGCCTTTTGCAAACCCGTGACGATAGATCCGTCCAAGTTGTTGGTTAAAACGTGTCTCTGTGCAAGAGACACGACCAGTAGAGATATCAAAAATCTCGTACGTGTACCAGTCTCGGAAGTCGTTTTTCGGAATACGTGAATGTGGCGCATAGAAAGTGCGAATACCTTTCGACGTAACTATGGCCGGAGCAGTGATAGCAATCGAAGCGACTGCCATTCCTTTCAAGAAATCTCTTCTGTTCATGATTAATCCTTTTAGTTAGCGAACCGGCTTAGTAGGGGACGTCCAACCTCTCTTCGAACGACCCTTTATTCGCTTCGGAAAGTCCCGCCCAAAAAGAATCAATAGGTTGATGTATCGTTCTGGATTGAGATGTCTTCGACGTGCTTCGTAATAGCCATGAGTTCCAACCGGACTTATGCTAGCGGCTTTACCTTCCGCATATTGTTGCTCAAGTGATTTCGGTGCCCAAAACTTTTGTGGCGGCTTCTTGTTTGAATGTGGATGTTGCTGTTGCGGTTTTTGGTTCATATCTTCACCTCTTGAATTGGTTCCAGATTGATTGGTCGGGGTCCAGCTTTCGTTGGAGTGCTTCTAACCTTTGCCTTTCGTTGTTTCCTTTCTTCCAAACTTGCTGATCGTCACTGAATTGGTACTGCCAATCATGGATCCGTAATAAAGTCACATAACCTGCGACATCGGATTCGTTTTGGTGATATTCAATGTATTCGTCCTCAGTCAGTTGAGATAGTATTAAATAGAACCAACCAAGGTGTTCGCGACTGTCGTCCACAGCACTATCCGACATATAGCGTACTGAAGGCGCGAAGAACCGTTTAGCCACAGCCTTCCAGTTTGGTGGAGGGATAGTTAACCCTATGAAATGGGGTGAAGAAAACTCATTAAGTCTCATCGCTTGTTCCCATCCTCCCTATAGCCAAGAAACGATAGAGCACCAAGCATCTGGTCACGAAGCAAGTCGAATGCCTTGATCTGGTCTGCGGTAGACTTCCATAGGGTTTGTATCTCATACATTGGCTTCGTTTCAATGTAAGAGATGGCAGCCCCAACTCTTGGTGCTTTCAGGATCGCATGACTACGTTGTATTCCTGTAAGCCACACACCACGCTTCTTAAACATGTCTGTGGGGCCTCCAGTTTCGACCGCAACAAGAATCATATCGTTTGGATGTAAACGATCGATTCCCACATATCGATCCATCTTATCTTCTGGTAGCCGATCTACCACCAGACCAACATGTCGCCAGCGTTCTTCCGCTTCTGAAATGGAAGGTATGTTAGAAAGAACCTCCACTACCTTCTTGGTAGTCATGTCAACTGGCTGACCAGTCTTTGTATTGATGATCGTGCTTTTCATAGTGATCCTCACTCTTTGTTTGGAGTTGCTTTCAACATGTCTTCAAGGCGGACAAACAACTCTGTACCGTGCTCAACAGGAATGCCAGACCAGCGAATACAGCTAGCAGTCGAAAGATACCTTTCCACCGTTCCGACGGGTTGGAACGGTGCAGGTTTCCCTGCTTGTCGGAGTTGATCAACCATATCCTTAAGGACCTTGAAGCGGCGAACAGCATCTTGTGCGTAAGGATCGTCTGCAAACTTCTTCCTATCAGCAGGAGTATCGAACGCTCCAGTAAACGCAAGTACAAAGTTGTCCCATTCTTTTAGAAACTGATCACGAATTGACATCCGTCTTTCTCCTTATCCAACTGCAAAACAAACTGTGTGCTTCGTTTCTTCAGGACGTTCGGCACGTACCCACCTACCAGAATAGTTCTCTTTCGAGCTATCCGTTACTTCCCATTTGAACCACAATGATTCGTCTACGTCACCTTCCGTATCAAGAGCTGCAGATATTGGATGGATTCCCCACGTATGGTATGGTTCGATGACGATCCATGTATACATTCGTTCGTGCATATCCGACTGGTTACGTTCTACCGCAGCTATTGCTTGCTCTTTCTTGAAGTAGAACCCAAATGTCCTCGATCCGAGACTCGGATAGTAATATCCTCTCTTCCCGGCCAGTTTCTCCACATACCTATGGACTTCGACCATTTTTGCTAGTCCATCAACAGTCGCCCACTCAGGATTCTTGGTCCAATAGCCGAATCGTCCAGTGTCTTGGTAGTAGAGCATTACACCATCATCACGCTGTCGCTCAATCCTGTACTTTTTATCTTCAGGAGGACCGTGTCTAACAACTGTAGAACGAGGCACAGTCTTCCCTCCTTCTAAACGAAGGACACGACGAGTCTCCATATAGTTATCGTCAAATGCTGAGATGAAGTAAATAGTAGGATTGAAGTCGCCCACTCGACCGGCCAAGTCTGCAGCTCTTACGTATTTACCATCCGGAGTTTCAACCTCATTGCCATGAGATCCAATGTTGTATCGCTTCAACGTCATCTGTGCTCCTTGGTTGGTCCTTTACGAAAGCTTTCCTTAAGATCGAAGCCATGTGCCAAAATCTTGTAGTTGTTGTCGACAGACTCTGGTTTGTCATTGTTCGCCAGAACACCACCAACGAACATTGACAGCTCCTGGAATGCAGAGTTCACGTCTGTGACTCTAAAGAATTGCATTTCACGCAGGCTCGGATTCAAAACTGCCACGTGATGGAAACGCTTGCTCCAGTGCGGGGCGGTTTTAGACTCGGGGTCTTTTTCAAGACCTATCACCGGACAGCCTGTCTTGAAGTGGAGGTCCATTAAAACTCGATTGTTCTGAGGTTGGAAATATGTCAATACTGCGTTTCCGCTTCGAACATACTTCGCGTCTTCTAGGAGTTTACCTCTCCTGTCAACTTGATGGAAGTCGGCAACAAAAGAGGCTGCATCCCAATAAACACGACTCACCATTCCAGGATCGCCTCGTAAGCTTGTTGGAATAACATTGTTGTCCAAATAAGACCAGCGCTCGCTGTAGCGGATGCCACGATACAACTTTCCGCAGAATAGGACTACTACGCATTGGAATCGCGCGTAACTTGTATAGTACCCATGACCTACGCGCGGATCTTCGTATCGAGGCACGATTTGTTTGTTCCATTCTTTGGACACCAGATCTGCCAAGTCTTGCCCAAGTTTTCGATCGTGCTTCCATTCAAAGGTATCAGGTACGCTGAACTGATACAGATTCATTTCTGTTGTGACCGGATCGTCCGCGTCTAGCAACTTCTTCATACGGACATATGTCAGGTCCCTATCTGATGGATCCTGCAGACTATCGTAGTAGTCCTTGAAATTGGAGATCAGTCTCATCCGATAACCTCGTGGACGATTTCGGCCAGCCTCTCGGCCTTTGCCGTTCGAACAAAGTCGTCGAAGAAGTTCATCTTGAGCTTGTTCTCGCGAATCACTGTTTCACGTTCGGCTTTGCCTGCGTTCTTGGGAATCACGGTGATTTGGTCAGCAGCGTACTCGCCACTGAACACCGCCACGGCCAACAGGGCCAGATCACCTCTGACGGTAGCCGTCCTCATGACTTCGTTCAGTTTGGCGATCAACGCCTCTGTATCGGACTTGTCCTTGTCGGACGAAAGATGCAGCTTCATGTTGCGTGTTTGATGAGTTCGAAGATGTCTTTCTCCGGAGCCGGCTTCGTGTGCAGCCAATGGGGCGTCGTCATGCGTGCAATGCGAAGGTCGCGGGCGTCCTGCGACTCCTTCTGCATGAACCACTCATGGGAACCGTGTCCATCGGCACGGGTCATGTAAGGAGAACGCCGCATCTGCTTGTTGAAGCCATAGTTCTGCCATGGATCATTGGCTTCTTCGATAAGGCGGCAGGCGTCGTCGCTCGCAGCTTGACTGAGATGCTGAGCAGCGATGTAGAGCAGGGCGATGGCTTGTCCACGGCGGATGCGCTGGTGGATGCTCATGGGGTCGGTGGCTGGAGGCGAAACGGGAACTAGTGCGTTGTTCATGTTTGAAAGAGCAAAGTGGTTGCGAGTCAAGATGTGAGTAGAGGGGCCGAAGCCCCTCTGATCACCAGTACCATTCCTTGGGGCGCTTGCGATCCGGGAAGATCGGAGCGTCCTCCAAGTCCTTGAGGCGCAGGATCTTCTTGCAAAGATCGCGCTCCTCGCGGCGAGCAGGGACAGTGGTCGTCATGTGCCACCACCAAGTCGGTGTCTGACCCATCGTGCGACGCCCATCCATGTGGAACTTCACGCGGTTGAGGATCATCTCGCGAGTCAGCGTATCCGGTGCACGACCCTGAATCGACCAAGAGCGGTAGTAGCCGCTCTCCTCGTCGAAGTAGTGCCCGTATTCACGGAACTCGGTGTATCCGCCGCGATGATGCATGTCGCCGCGGATGCGGCGGTAAGTTCTGGACATCGTTACTCCTAGTATTATCTAACGAAGTAACATGATGCCCTCCTTTTCTTCGATCATATGAACAATTTCCTTCAAAGTACGTCCGTAGAATGCTCTAGCATTTCCACATCCGAGAGCGCATGAGCACGGATGAGGAGTTTGCGAAACCATTCCAAGTTGGCGAGGGGACATTCCTTCAGGAGAGTGCGGAGGATATCCGCACGTTCCAAATCTCTGAGGATATCCCCAGTAGGTTTTACGCTTGGCCTTCAGCCTCACTGTTTGTGCGCGTCTCTCCGCGCGATTGAATCTTTCCACGATCGTTTCTCCTTGTGGTTGCCACTGAAGGCGGAGTTACCTCCAGTGGCACCATCGGGTTTTGATCGTAGTTAGGCATGAACGCGTAATCATCCTCGCACTCAGGTTGAGGAAGTTCAAACGACTTCATAGTCTTTCCTTTGCTCTTGGATTTGTGTGATGTGCGTGCTGTTTCTCAACGAAGTACAGGTCTTTGCCAGTACCATTGCAACCATCGCAGGGCTCATTTTCAATCCTAGGGTCTTCCCATGGATCATAA